AAGCTGAAGATATAAATTCTGTTTATTATATGGTAAGAAAAGAAGATTCAACATATGTATAATAAATTGACCTTAGGGCGTAAGTTTTTTATATTAATTATTAACGAGCTGATCTTAACGACAGCATAAATTTAAAGTGATATGAGTACACAATTTTTAGAAAGATCATTACATCCATTTGATCTATTATTTCGAAATTTTTTCGACACAAATCAAACATTTGTCCCAGCAGTGGACGCTAAACAACAATTTCCAATAGACATTTATGAAGACGATTCAGGTTTAACTTTTGAGTTAGCTTGCACAGGTATTCCTAAAGAAGCCATCGAAATCAAACTTGAAGGTGATATGATTGTCTTTAATTATGATAAGGAGAAAACTCCTGATCCTCAATCCCGAAATTATATACATAAAGGGATTGCAAAGCGTTCCTTTCATTTAGGATATAAAGTAGGAACGAAGTTCAATTTAAGTAAGGCAAAAGCTAATTTTTATGATGGGTTATTGATAGTATCAGTCCCATTTGCAGATGAAGCAAAGCCAAAAGTTTTAAAAATTAACTAACCTAAGTTCGCCCTAAGGTTGGTTTTTTAAATAAAAAAGTTTATATTAATTAAAAATAAAGTTATATGACAATTATAAATGATCCTCAATTAGAACCCTATTATATAGGAAAAGATTCCCATTGCTACACAGCATATGAGAAAATAACCCCAGATCCAAAATATACACAAAATGGAAATGGAGGTGAAGAATATACAAAACCTTTAGGACATTATTCAGATTTCGGCTCTGCTCTTAGAGCTATTATGAAAGCTAAATTAAATGTAGTAGATAAAAAATATAATTCTATAGAAGAGTATATTAATGAATGGAATAAAATAAGAACAGATTTAGAAAAATTAACAGAATTTAATCAATTATGAAATTAGAAGCATTATTTAACGCAGTTATTGTTAAACCTATTGAAGCAGAAGAAGAAAAATATGGTTCAATAGTAGTCCCTGATATGGGAAAAGACAAAAATGAGCATGGAGAAGTAGTAGCAGTAGGTCCTGGGGTACATACAATATCAGGAACTTTTATTGAAACTTCAACTAAAGTAGGTGAAATAGTAATATTACCTACTCAAGGATTTACTAAATTAGAACATGATGGAGAAGAATATTATGTAGGTCCCGAAAATCAATTATTAGCAAAAATAAAATCTTAAAAAATGAGTAAAATTATAGAATTTGGTTCCGAAGGAAGGGAACAATTAGTAAAAGGTATTAACTTATTAGCTGATGCTGTAGTTTCAACATTAGGTCCTAATGGGAGAAATGTAGTTATAGAAAAAAGTAATGGGGAATCACCCCAATCAACTAAAGATGGAGTTACAGTAGCAAAACATATCGCATCATCAGACCCAGTTGAAAATTTAGGAGTTGATTTAGTTAGGGAAGCGTCTGTAAAAACAGCAGATAAAGCAGGAGATGGTACTACAACATCTACTTTATTAGCTAGAGAAATGATTAAAAATGGTTTATCACATTTAGCTTTAGGTGAAAATGCAGTTCAAATTAAAAGAGATATAGATAAATCTGTTAAAGAAATAACTAGATACCTTAAAGAAGAAATATCAGAAGATATATCAGATGAAGAACAAATAAATCAAATAGCAACAATTTCAGCAAATAATGATCCTGAAATTGGTAATTTAATTTCGACAGCTTTAGATAAAGTAGGCCATGATGGTGTTGTTCATATTGAAGAATCTAAAACAGGAGAAACTTATTTAGAAACTGTTGAGGGTTTACAATTTGATAGAGGTTATAAGTCTCATTATTTTGTTACTAATAATAATACTATGACTTGTACTTTAGAAGATCCTTATGTCTTAGTTTTAAATCAAAAACTAACCCAAGTTAAAGAGTTATTACCTATTTTAGAAGCAGTATCTAATACTAATAAATCTTTACTTATAATAGCAGAAGATGTAGATAGTGAAGCTTTAGCTACACTTATTGTTAATAAAGCTAGAGGTACTATTAAAGTTTGTGCTGTAAAAGCACCTGATTTTGGTGAAAGACGAAAATTAATATTAGAAGATATAGCTACTATAACAGGTGGACAAGTTTTTGATAAAGATAAAGGGATGAAACTTGATAAATTCTCTTGGGAGTGGTTTGGTCAAGCTCGTACTGTAACTATTTCAAAAGAAAAAACAACAATTATAGATGGTAAAGGAAAAGAAGATGATGTTGAAACTAGAATGAGTGAAATTCAACACCAAATAGATAAATCAACAACACCTTTTGAAGCAGAAAAATTGCAAGAAAGATTAGCTAAATTAGCAGGAGGAGTAGCTATTATTCATGTAGGAGGATTTAGTGAAGTTGAAATGAATGAAAAAAAAGATAGAGTTGAAGATGCCTTACATGCTACTAAAGCAGCAATCGAAGAAGGAATCATTCCTGGGGGAGGAACAGCTTTATTGCGTGCTCGAGAAGCTTGTATGGAATCTCCATATGATAATATAGGTTCACACATTGTTTATGACGCATGTGGTAAACCATTTGAACAAATACTTACAAATGCTGGGTGGGATAATGAAAGAATTAAAAAAGTAGGTTTAAATGGAGAAGTTTGGAATGGTGTTGATGTAAAAGAGGGAGGTATAATTAACTTTAAAGAAAAAGGTATTATTGATCCAACTAAAGTAGCTAGAATTGCATTAGAAAATGCAGCTGCAGTAGCAGGAACAGTATTACTTACTGAATGTGTAGTAGTAAATGAACCTAAAGAAGAAAATGAAACAAATATTAATCCAATGATGGGAATGTAATATGAGTACAAAGATAACAGAACATAATAAACTTATTGCTACTAGAGTACCACCTGGAGACAAGTGGATTCTAGTAGATGATAAGAAAAAAGTAGTACATGAATCATTAACTGATGCATTAGAAGCATTTTTTCAAACAACTGGAAATAAATGTGAATTTAGATTAGCACCTTTAGACAGTAAATTATACGCTATTGCAACACATGAGGAAGAAATCATACCAGAAGCTCCAAAAACATATGGTATGTATGGGGATTTTAAACAAGGAGCTTAAGTTGGATTTTTAAATAAAAGTTATTATATTAAGGTTATGAAAGAACATAGTTTATTAGTTGAAAAATACAGACCTACAAGATTAGAAAATTATATAGGTAATAAAAGTATTAAAAATACTATTCAAAAATACATAGAACAAAATGATATACAAAATTTATTGTTTTATGGACCAGCAGGAACAGGTAAAACAACATTAGCAAAATTAATTGTTAAAAATATTAATTGTGATTATCTTTATATTAATGCTTCTGATGAAAGAGGTATTGAAACTATTAGAGATAAAGTAGCTGGTTTTGCTAGTACTGCTTCCTTTAAAAGTATAAAAGTTGTTATATTAGATGAAGCTGATTTCCTTACTATAATGGCTCAAGCGTCATTAAGAAATGTAATTGAAACATTTTCACGTTCAACTAGATTTATATTAACTTGTAATTATGTAGAACGTATAATTGATCCTATTCAAAGTAGATGTCAAACATTAAAAATCGTTCCACCTTCTAAAGAAGATATAATAAAACATTTAGTAAAAGTATTAATAAAAGAAGATATATCATTTGACTCATCTGATGTAATATCAGTAGTTGATAGTAATTATCCTGATGTACGTAAAATGCTTAATACTATACAAATATCTACAACAGATGATGAATTAAATTTAGATACAACAGCATTAGTAGAAAGTAACTACATGAATAAAGTACTTACTGAATTAAAAAATAAAAAACCAAATTGGAGAACAATTAGACAAATTATAACAGATTCTAATGTAAATGACTTCGAAGGTTTTTATCGTTATCTATATGATAACAGTAATGTATATGCTCCTGGAAAGGAAGGTATGATAGCATATTACATAAATGAATATTCATACCAATCGAATTTTAGAATAGACAAAGAAGTCAATTGTATGGCTTTAATGTCTAAAATTATTGAAACAATTAAACCACAAATTATTTAAAATTAATTATTATGCAACAAGATCAACAAAATCCACAAGGACCAAATGTAGACTTAAAAAACACAACAGGAGTTGAAACACCTAGTGGTGGAAAATTATGGCAACAGGGAGTATTACTTCGTAAAGTTTCTAAATTTGTAGCAGGAACGGACAAAGACGCCCTACTACCAATACCAGTATTTTACGATCCAGATACGATGAAAATTTTAAGAGGAACTTGCCCTGAAGATTTAAGAGAAGAATTAAAAGATCAACTTCATGATGCCTAAAAATATTTTTGAGTGGCTTAATGAATTAACCTTTATTAAGTCACCCACAAATAAATTTAAGGAAGAAGCTTGGGACAATTTTAATGCTTATATGGTACATAGATTTGTATCAATGAATCAAAATTATATTGAAATAGCTAATATAGCACAAAAATTTCACCCAACGGATAAAAAAGGTATTTATAATTTTTATTGTGAAATGTTACCTAAGAAAAAAATGTTTTTAAGATACATTAAATCTAAAATAAAAAAAAGACCTAAAGAAATATTAAAACCTATAGCAAAATATTATGAGTGTAGTTTTGAAGAGGCAGATAATTATATTACATTATCGCCTAAAAATAAAATAGAAACTATATTAAAACATGTAGGAAATGATGATAAAGAAGTTAAAAAATTATTAAAATTAATATGAGTCATATAAAAGATTTTGAAAAAACATACCCAACATTAGCTAAAGAATTTAAAAAAATTCAAAATGAACAATATGATTTATTTGCTAAAAAAATGATGGATTATGGTTTAGGAAATATAGCTTTAGGTTCTTCATTAGAAGATGAAGAAGATAAAAAATTATCATTAACTGGAGTTTGGTTGCGTTGTAATGATAAAATTAATAGATTAAAAAATTTATTAAAAACAGGAAAAAATTACGTAGAAGGAGAGGGAATAATAGATAGTTTTATAGATATTGCTAATTATGGTATTATTGCTTTATTAGTTATTAGAAATAAATGGAAAAAATAAGTTTTGGCAAGAAAAACACCTACAATTGTAAAAAAAATACAAAATCATAAATGTGAAGAAATAAATTATGGTTATCAAAACCATATTTCTTATTCTCAATTATCGATGTTTAACAGTTGTCCTCATAAGTGGGCTCTACAGTATAGAGACGGACACAAAATTTATTCTCCTAGTATTCACACAGTATTTGGGAATGCTATTCATGAAACTTTACAACATTATTTAACAGTAATGTATGAGCAAAGTGGTGCAGCAGCAGATAGAGAAAATATATTAGAAATATTTGAAAATAAATTAAGAGAAGATTACGCTCAACAATATAAAAAAAGTAATAATCAACATTTTAGTTCAAGTGAGGAATTAAGGGAATTTTATGAAGATGGAAAAGAAATTTTAAATTTTATTACAAAAAAACGTTCTGCTTATTTTAGTAAAAAAGGTTGGTATTTAGTAGGATGTGAAGTTCCTATTGTTATAACACCTAATAATGCGTATAAAAACGTTATATATCAAGGTTATTTAGATGTTGTATTATATCATGAACCCACAGATACATTTAAAATTATTGATATAAAAACAAGTACTAAAGGATGGAATGATAAAATGAAAAAAAATGAAGATAAACAATTCCAACTAATATTATATAAAAAATTCTTTTCAGAACAGTTTGGTATCCCAGAAAAGAGTATTGATATTGAATTTTTAATTACAAGAAGAAAAGTCTATGTTGGTGGGGATTATCCCCAAAAAAGAATACAAGAATTTAGACCAGCTTCAGGAAGAAATAAAACAAATAAAGCGACAAAATCATTAAATAAATTTATAGAAACAGTTTTTAATAAAAATGGATATAAAGATAAAAAATATTTCCCCAAACCCTCTAAATGGAATTGTACTTTTTGTCCATTTAAAGAAGATAAAGAATTATGTAACGCAGTTGGTAAAAGTTTATAATCTGCATATATGTATAGATAAATATAAATAAATAAAATTAATATGAGTGCAAAAAAAGATATGACACTTACAAGTGTTAAAATAAAAAGTGATTTATTTGAAGAATTTAAAGTTGAATGTGTAAGACGTAAATTTTCGTTTCAAAAATTAGCAGATAGAGCTATACATTTATTTCTTACAGATGAAGATTTTAGAAAACAAATAACTAATCACCATAACTTAGAACTATAAAAAAAAATACAAATGAAAGAAGGTTATATAAAAGCAAAAGATAGAAAAAAAATACTTTTAATTACTGATGATATTAGAGTTCACTCTGGTGTAGCTCAAATTGGTAGAGAAATGATATTCAATACAGCACATCGTTATAATTGGTGTCAATTAGCAGGAGCTGTACAACATCCTGATAAAGGTAACGCTGTAAAAATAGATAATGAAATAAATACTTTTCTTGGCATTAATGATGCTTATTGTAATTTATATCCTGTTGATGGATATGGAAATCAAGAAGTATTAAGACAAGTAATTAAAATAGAAAAACCAGATGCTATATTTTTAATAACAGATCCTAGATATTTTATGTGGGTGTTTCAAATGGAAAATGAAATCAGACAAAAATGTCCTATTATATATCTTAATATTTGGGATGATTTACCTGCTCCAATGTATAATAAAGAATATTATGAATCTTGTGATTTATTAATGGGTATTTCTAAACAAACTGTTAATATAAATAAAATGGTTTTAGGTGATGCTGGGAAAGATAAACTTATAAAATATGTTCCTCATGGGTTAAATAATAAAATTTTTACTCCTCTCGAAAAAGATAACCACCATTTAGTTGAATTTAAAAAACAAGTAACATTAGGGAATGATACAAATTTTATATTATTATTTAATTCAAGAAATATTAGGAGAAAATGTATAATTGATACTATTTTTGCTTGGAGGTTATTTACAGACAAGTTATCAAAAGAAGAAGCAGCAAAATGTATGTTAGTATTACATACAGAAGTAGTATCAGATCCTGGAACAGACCTACCAGCAGTAATAGAGTATGCATGTCCCCCAAGTACATGTAAAATTCGTATATCAGATCAAAAGTTAAAAACAGAAGAAATGAATTTGTTATATAATATGGCTGACGGTGTAGTTTTAAATTCTAATGCTGAAGGTTGGGGATTAGCATTAACAGAATCTTTACTAACAGGAACTCCATTTATAGCAAATGTAACAGGAGGAATGCAAGACCAAATGAGATTTGAAGATGAAGATGGAAATTGGATAGATTTTGATAGTGATTTTCCATCAAATCATAGAGGAAAATATAAAAAACATGGAGAATGGGCATTACCTGTATTTTCAAAAGCAATAAGCTCAGTGGGTTCTCCAATGACTCCTTATATTTTTGAAGACCATTGTACTTATGAAGATGTAGCAGAAAGAATGTATGAATTGTATAAAATGGGAGATAAAAAAAGAAAAGAAATAGGTAAAAAAGGTTTAGAATGGGCTTTAGGTGATGAAGCTGGTTTTACTTCTGAAAAAATGTCAAAAAGAATTATGGATAATATGGATGAATTATTCGAAACATGGCAACCTAGAGAAAAATACGAATTTTTAAAAGACACAGATTATGAACCAAGAGTTATACCTCATAAATTAATTTACTAATATGATAAACAGAAATAAATTTTATATAAGTTGTCCTATAGACACATATTCAGGTTATGGAGCAAGATCAAGAGATTTTGTTAAAGCTGTAATTGAGTTAGATAAATATGATGTTAAAGTTTTACCTCAAAGATGGGGTAATACACCTTTTGGATTTATAGATAATAATCCTGAATGGGAGTTTTTAAGAAATTACGTTTTATGGAATGTCCCTCCGGGACAAGTACCAGAAAAACCAGACATTTGGTGCCAAATTACAGTACCAAATGAGTTTACACCCATAGGACATTACAATATAGGTGTAACTGCTGGAATAGAAACTACAATATGTCATAATTCTTGGATTGAAGGATGTAATAGAATGGATATTAATTTAGTATCATCAAATCATTCGAAAAAAGTATTTGAAGATTCTAAATTTTTTAAAGATGACCCAAAAACAGGACAAAGATTAGGAGAGTTAAAGTTAGAAAAACCTATGGAAGTTTTACTAGAAGGAGTAGATTTAGACTTATATAGACCTATACCAGAAACGGAATTAGAAAGTAAAAAATTACTAAAAGATATTAATTCCATACCTGAAAATTTTGCTTATTTAGTTGTAGGACATTGGATGCAAGGTGATTTAGGTCAAGATAGAAAAAATATTGGACTTACAATTAGAGCTTTTTATGAATTATTTAAAAATAAAAGAAAAAGACCAGCATTAATTTTAAAAACTTCTATGGTAGGTAGTAGTTATATGGATAGAAGAGAAATTTTAAGAAGAATTGATCAAATTAAAAAAGGATTAGGTCCTGGAGATTATCCTTCTGTATATCTTTTACATGGAGAGTTTACTAATAAAGAAATGGCAGAATTATATAACCATCCAAAAGTAAAAGCAATGATTAGTTTAACTAAAGGTGAAGGATTTGGAAGACCTTTATTAGAATTTAGTCTTTGTAATAAACCTATTATGGCTTCGGGTTGGTCTGGTCAAGTTGATTTCCTAAAACCTGAATTTACAGGATTAATAGCAGGAAAATTAACTCCAGTTCATCCTACGGCACATGTAAAAGATATGATTTTAAAAGAATCAAATTGGTACTCTCCTGATATTAATGGAATTGGGTATTTTATGACCAATATATTTGAATGTTATAAAGATTGGTCTGTTAAAGCTAAAAGACAAGGATATTATAGTAGAACAAATTTTTCATTTGAAAATATGAAAAATAAATTATCTGACATATTAGATAATAATATAAAACATCTCCCAACAAATGAAGAATTAAAATTACCTAAATTATCAAAATTATCTAAATCTACTAAAGATTTAGAATTACCTAAATTAAAAAAAGCATAAAATGGATGATTTAATAATATGTAAAAGGTGTGGATCAGATGCTTGCTATAAACAAGAAGTAAATGAGAATGTAACTAATTACGCTTGTTATGGGTGTGGTTTTATTTCAAATACATTGATGAAAGATGGGCACGAATATTGGGAACAACAATTAGAAACACTTCCTGAATTACATAAAGATTTAGTATTTAAAGATAAAGACGATCAGTATTGGATGCCTAATACAGTAAACCAACATAAACAAGGTATGGTATTTGCTAATGGGAAAACGGTAGATAATTGGAAGTGGACAGCTGTTAAAGCAGTTAAAGTTTCTAAAGATGAACAAATTAAATTCCCAATACCTGGTAAACCTGGAGAATATTATGAGTGGAGAATGGATATGGAACATATGGTAGATTTTGAAGAAAAAGATTACATGGAAGCTCTTTCATATATTGGAGTATTACCTTAAAAATTTATAAAAATGAAAGTTTTAATTACAGGGGGAGCTGGTTTTATAGGTTCCCATTTAGCTGATAAATTTGTTGAAATGGGGTGTCAAGTTAGTATAATTGATAATTTATCCACAGGCAAATTAGAAAATATAAACCCAGCAGTTTATCATTGGAATGAAGATTTAAATAAAATTCCTATAGAAGATTTAATTAATTATTTAAAAGGAGTTAAATATGTTTTTCATTTAGCAGCAAAAACATCAGTTGAAGAATCAATTCAAAATCCCACTTTATATTTAAATCATAACTTACATGGAATGACTAAATTACTTTCGGCTTGTGCTAAATCAGGTGTTAAAAGATTTATATTTAGTTCTAGTAGTTCTGTTTATGGAAATGCTTTAATAACCCCAACAACAGAAAAAAAGAAAAATATATCTCCTTTATCACCTTACGCTTTAAGTAAATTAAATGGTGAAGAATTATGTAAAGTGTATAGTAATGTTTATAATTTAGACACTGTATCTCTTCGATACTTTAATGCTTATGGTGAAAGAATGAATGAAGAAGGATCATATAAATTAGTAATTCCTATATTTGCTGAATTAATAAAACAAGGTAAACCTTGTACTATAGTTAATGATGGGAAACAAAGAAGAGACTTTGTTTATGTAGAAGATATAGTAAATGCTAATATCAGAGCAGCTACTAAAAAACGAAAATTAAATGGTAGTGTTTTTAATATAGGAAGTGGAAAAAATTATTCTATAAATGAGTTAGCAGACGCAATGGGTGGTGAAAAAGTTTATGGTGAAAAAAGAATAGAACCATTTGAAACTTTAGCAGATATTACTAAAGCTGAAATAAATTTAGGTTGGACTCCTAAAACAAGTTTATTAAATTGGTTGGAGAATGATTATAAAAACAAATCAAAGTAATAAAGAATATCAATATTCAAAGTATAAATCCGGTGATGTACTAGAAGTTATAAATGAATATAATAGTCATTATATATGCAGATTTATGTCAGGCAGTAATGCAGATAGCATATGTGCGGTACATAAAAATGATTGTGAAGAAGTTCATTTAGGCCGTTATGATACTAATGATAAAATATATATGAAAACATGAAAATAAGTTACGCAATAACAGTATGCAATGAGCATAAAGAAATAGAAAAATTATTAACATTTTTATTTGAACATAAACGAGAAAAAGATCAAGTTGTAGTTCAAGTAGATAAAGAAAATGGAACAGAAGAAGTTATTAATATATGTGAAAGATTTGAAAATAAACCTTTAGATGAATATAAATTACATGAACATTCATTAAATAAAAATTTTGCATCATATAAAAACAATCTAAATGCACAATGTGATGGGGATTGGATATTTCAAATAGATGCAGATGAAATACCAAATGAATATTTAATAGAAGCATTGCCTTTTATTTTAGAAGCAAATTCTGACATAGAAGCTTATTGGATCCCCAGAGTAAACACAGTAGCGGGCATTACAGATGAACATATTGCTAAATGGGGTTGGAAATTAAATGAAGATGGATGGGTAAATTTTCCTGATTGGCAAATGAGACTTTATAGAAATAAAGAAGAAATATATTGGATAAAACCAGTACATGAACAGTTAAAAGGCTATACTAGATTTGCTAATTTACCAGCAGAAGAAAAATTTGCATTATATCATCCAAAAGATATAGGAAGACAAGAAAAGCAAAATGCATTTTATGAAACTATATGATAGATTTAAAAAGAATACAAGAATATAGAATTTCAGTTTTAAATTATTTAAAACAAACAAATAATCATTATGGAACTGATGAAATTAATTTAGAAGTTAACTCACAAAAAATTAATTATCATAGATGGTTACATCCATGGCAGGGTAATTGGGAATTAGAATGTTTGTTTAATGAAAAAGAATTAAATAATACATCTAAATTAATTAAACCTAACTCAGTAGTATTAGACATTGGGGCACAAACTGGAAATATGGCAGTAGCTTATAGTTTATTTGCTAAAAAAGTAATTGCATTTGAACCTAATCCTGCTACATTTGAAGTACTAGAAAAAAATTCAGAGTTAAATACTAACATTATTCCTTACAACTTAGCATGTTCAGATAAAGTAGATGATTTAACATTTCATTACTCAGATCCTGGATTATGTAATGGGGGATATGCATCAGTATTAGATAGAGGAATTGGTGTAACAGGACATACATTACCTTTAGATGTTTGTGCTGTAAATATTAATGATTTTATTAAAAAATATCATTCAAGTGATATGGGTAATATTAGTTTTATTAAAATAGATGCTGAAGGACATGATAAAGAAATTCTTCCAACACTTAAAGAGATAATAAATATAAATAAACCAATAATCCAAACAGAAATATATGATGGATTATTACCAGAAGAAACAGATCAATTGTTAAAAGTTATTAAGGATTTAGGATATAAAGCTTATGATATGAATGCTTGTAATAATGATATAGATAATATTAAAAATGAAATTGAATTTCATCTTAATATAGCACCTGGTTCAGGTCATAATTTAATTTGCTTACCATGATACCTAATATAGTTCATTTTGTTTATATAAATGAAAGGCCTTGGAAGTTACATCATTATTTATCTGTAAAAAGTACCTCTAGATTAAACCCAGAATTAGTAAATATATGGTTAGATAAAGAACCTGAGGGTGAATGGTGGGAGCTTACAAAACCTTTAGTTAAATTAAATTTTGTTGAACCCCCAACTGAAATTTTTAATATTCCTATTACTCAACCTGCTCATAAAAGTGATGTTATTAGACTACAAGTATTAATTGAGCATGGAGGAATATATGTTGATACTGATACTATTTTTGTCAAACCTTTTGACTCAATTTTAAATAATAAGTTTGTAATGGGTCAACAGGGAGTAAATGGGGGTGAAGGACTATGCCCCGCAGTTTTACTATCATCAAAAAACTCAGAATTTGGAAAAAGATGGTTAATGGGGTTTAAAGATACATTTAAAGGAGGCCCTCCAGGTAGTCCTACTTGGTGTACTCATTCAGTACAATATCCTTGGTGGCTAGCCCAACAAATACCTAATGAAATAACAATTTTAGATCATGAAGCATTTTTCTGGCCCTTATATCATCAACCGCATGTTGAAATGATATTTGAACAAAACCATACATTTAATAATGCTTATTCTCATCATTTATGGGAAAGTAGTGGGAAAAAATATTTAGATAATTTAACTTTAGAAGATATAAAAAATAATAATACTACCTTTACTAATATAGTAAAAGATTTAATATGAATAAACAACAAAAAATAGATATTCTCAAAAGTACAATACAATGGAAACCAGATATTCATCTAGCTCTAGAAAAATTAGAATGTAAATATGGTATTGAGGTAGGAGTGTTTGTAGGTAAAGGTTTAAAAAATTTTCTAAAAAATCCTTTTTTTAAAGAAGGTAAATTTTATGGAGTTGACATTTATAGAGAAATAAAAGATAAACCTGAGATAAATGATATGAATTGGCCCCAAGCTCAATTAGATGTATTTTATATAGATAGATTAAAAACATATTTATTTGATCCTAATGTAGATATTATAAGAGGTTTTTCTAAAGAATCATCAACATTATTCCCAGATAATTACTTTGATTTTATTTATTTAGATGCAGCTCATGATTATGATTCAGTTTTAGAAGATTTAAATTGTTGGTGGCCTAAATTAAAAGAAGGTGGACTAATGTCCGGACATGATTATTTCCCAGATAAAAGAATATGGAGAGGAAAAGAAGTTGGTGTTTTTCAAGCAGTTAAAACTTTTGTAGAAAAAAATAATATTAAAGTTGATAAAAATTTAGGTTGTCACCACATGACTAATATGGAAAAAGAAGGTGGTTTGGGAAAGGCATGTCCTAGTTTTTTTATAATAAAATAAATAAATATGAATGTAGTAGTTTTTGCATCTGATGCTAAAGGTTTAAGTAGTTTAAATAGTTTAATAATAGAATTAGGCAAAAATTCAAACATAAAATACTATGCATTAGTATGCCCTTCCACAGAATTAAAAGATCCTAAAATAGATAGAGGATCTTATAAAGAATTTACAAATGTAAAAGAAAGTGAAAATGTTTGGTGTGAACATCTTAATACCCATTTACCTTTTATTCCTGATTGGCTTATTATTAATAGAGAAAAATGGCCTCCTGAGGCATTTGTAATGCAAGAATTTAAGCAAAAGTGGAATTCAAAAGTAGGTGTTGTAGAACCTAATGGACAGTTATTAAATAGTATAGAATCAATTCTAGAAACCCATTCTAGAAATAGATTTGTTCCTTTTATTGATGTTTTTTTTGACCATAGTGTTCATATTAGTTATCAAAGAAATCTTGTTGGGTTTAAAGGAAAGAGTATTGTAGTTGGTAATCCTAAATATGATATAAATTTAACACCAAACACTCAATCAATAGACTTTTGCAAACAATTTTATAAAATAGATCCAAACAAAAAACAAGTTTTATTATTTTCTTTACAAAATACAAATAGAAATGCAATTTATAATGAATATGAAAAATATATAAAAGAAAATCCCAATTACCAATATTTTATAAAACCATATCCAGGTGAACCTTTTTCAGATAAATTTAAAAAAGATTACTTTCCAGAATTCAAAATTAAAGGTGTTACTCCTATATTAGAAGAATCTCACATATGGCCTATGTTTAATATATGTGATATTCATGTAGGATGTATTATGTCTATACTACATGCTTCTTTATTATTAAAAAAAGAAATAGTTGATTTAAGTAAAAAAATAGATTTACCAAATAAATATATAGATGTTAATAGAATAATGAATTCTACAAATATTGGAATAGAAGATTCTAAAGAATTATGGATGAGATCTTTTGGCAAATCAGAAGAAGAATTAATGGAATTATTTCCTGATAAACTGTTAGAATATGTAAAAAGAATGAATAACAAAGTTTGGAATCATAGAGGATATTTATTATCTTTATTTGATGACTTTAATGATGGAAAGGCGGCAGAAAGAATAGTAAAACATTTAATCCAATAATGAAAATATTTGTAGACATAGACGAAACTATTTGTAAATATGAAGATGTAAGAGAATACCCTTTGGCAATTCCAATACAAGAAAATATAGACAAAATAAATAGATTATATGATGAAGGAAATGAAATCATATATTATACAGCAAGAGGATCAGTTACTGGATTAGATTGGTTTGATTTAACAAAAGAACAATTAGCCACTTGGGAATGTAAATATCATCATTTAAGTGTAGGAGAAAAACCACATTATGATTTATTAATTTGTGATAAAACAAAAAGGATAGAAGAAATATGAAACGAACTTATATAATAGCAGAAATTGGAATTAACCATAATGGAGATTTAGATATAGCTAAAAAATTAATTGATGTAGCAGCCCTATCTGGATGTGATGCAGTGAAATTCCAAAAGCGCAACCCCGATGTTTGTGTTCCTGAACATCAAAAAAATATTATGCGTGATACTCCTTGGGGTAAAATGACTTATTTAGATTATAAGTATAAAGTAGAATTTGGTAAAGAAGAATATGACGAAATTGATCGTTATTGTAAAGAAAGAGGAATAGCATGGTCAGCTTCACCTTGGGACTTAGATTCATTAACTTTTTTAGAACATTACTATGATCTTCCATTTATTAAAGTACCATCAGCAATGTTAACAAATTCTGAGTTAATTGAAGCATGTAAAAAAACAAATAAAAAAGTTATTTTAAGTACAGGGATGAGCACATTAGAAGAAATAACAAACGCAGTATCTATATTAGAAGGACACGATAGAAAGCATCTATATGCGTTATTACATTGCAACTCAACATACCCTGCCCCATTGAATGAATTAAATTTATCCGCTATTAAAACATTACATAACACATTTAATTGTGAGGTAGGATACTCAGGACATGAATTTAGATTAGGGACTTCTGTTGCAGCAGTTTATTTAGGAGCAACAATTATAGAAAGACACATTACATTAGATAGAACAATGTGGGGCACAGATCAATTATCATCTATTGAACCCCAAGGTTTAATTAAATTAGTAAAAGGTATTAGAGAATTAGAATTAGCATTAGGAGATGGAACAATTGAAGTAACTGAATCTGAAATGCCCATAAGAAAAAAATTAAGAGGATGAAAAAAGAATTAGGTCAATATTTTAAACTTACAAGAAAAACAATTTTAATTACAGGTGGAACAGGTTCATTAGGCCAAGCTCTTATAAAAACCCTAATTAGATCAAATTGTAAAATTATAATATATAGTAGAGATGAAGGAAAACAAGCTTTAATATTTGGTAATAATCCTGATATTATTAGAGTTATTGGTGATATTAGAGATTATGACAAATTTAATGTAACATTAAAACGTCATAACCCTGATTATATAATTCACACAGCAGCTCTTAAGCGTATTGATGATATGGAAATCCACCCAGATGAATGTGTAAAAACAAATATACAAGGATCTGAAAATGTAGCTAGAGCAGCATTAGAAAATAACATTAAAAAGTGTATATTAGTGTCTACAGATAAAGCATGTCAACCTGTTAATGTTTATGGCTCTAGTAAATTTATTGCTGAAAGAATATTTACTAATTATGATTTTAATTCAAACTCAACAATATTTTCTTCAGTTAGATATGGTAATGTTTTAGCTTCTAGAGGTTCATTTATTCCTATTTGGATGGAGATGGTAGAAAATGGAGAAACAATTAATGTTACTTCTGAAGAAATGACTCGATTTTTATTTACTTTAGATGATGCTGTTATGACTGTTTTAAATTCTCTTGCAAATTCAGTAGGGGGAGAAGTATTTGTTCCTCAAATTGATTCATATACTTTACCCTCATGTATAAAAGCTTTAGAAATTATAATGGGTAGGAGTATTAAAACTAATTTAATAGGACTTAGACCGGGTGAAAAATTACATGAGGACATGTTAGCAAAAACAGAATTACCTTATACCTTTAAAGTCCCAGACATAAATTTATTACAAATTAGACCACAATATTCTAATAAAAAATATCAATTTTGGAAAAGATATGATGGTCCTGAATTTAATTCTGCATTACATGTAAGTAATGATTATAATAAATTAAGTACTTTAATTAAAGAAGGTTTAAAATGTTAATATGAGAGTATTTGAAACTAAATTTAAATATGATGAATTAGAAAATATAATCGAAGTTATAAAAAATGGAGAACTTGGGTTTGGGAAAAATGTAAAAAGTTTTGAAACTATATTTTCATTTTTTTCTAAAAAAGATTACAACACAGCTACAAATTCAGCTAGTGCAGCTGCTTTTATGATATTTGCTTATTTAAAAGAAATATATGGTGTATGTGATGTTTATACTCCTTCATTAGCATTTACTTCACCTGCTTGGGCCGCTAAACACTTTGGTCACAATCTTATATTTGTAGAAGTTAACAAAAATTTATTATTTGATTGTGAGCATTATTTTAATGTTAGAAAAAATAATAAAAGAAAAAAAGTTCTAATGCCTATTTTATATGGAGGGGTTAGTACAATAGATAATTGGGAAATAGTTGGGGATGAAATAATAGTAGTAGATTCTGCTCATTGTGTTACTCCTACAATTGAATCTCATTTTACATTTTTTTCATTTCATCCTTATAAACCTATTTGTTCTAGTGATGGGGGAATGATTTCAACAAATTTAAAAGTAGCAGATGATTATTTTAGATCTTATAGAAATTTTGGAAGAATTAATACTGGAGATTCTTATAACATAAATCAAGAAGGTTTTAAATTTTATATGAATAATTTAAATGCTACTATAGCGTTAGAAAGTATAAAAAAATATTATAATAATTTAGACATTAGAAAAGAAACTTATCTGGATATGGGATATGCAGGACTCAGTGATTTATTACCTCATGATGAAAATTCATCTTATTACTTTGCAACCCGAATAAAAGAAGAAGGAGCAAATAAATTTAATAAAGACTCAGGTTTGCAAAGACATTATCCTTTATTACATTTAACTAAATATTATAAAGATGGTAGTAAATTACCCTTTACAGAAAAAATACACAACAAAATAATAAATTTACCTTTATGGGCACATTTGTAATAGCAGAAGCAGGAGCTAATCACAATAGAGATTTTAGTCAAGCATTAAAGTTAATAGATGTAGCTAAAAAATCAGGGGCAGATGCAGTAAAATTTCAAACATATTCATCAGAAACTTTATATAGTAAAAACACCCCTGACTTTGCAGGTCATACTAATATACCAGAATTAATTAAGAGTATTCAAATGCCAAGAAAATGGCAAAAATCACTAAAATATTATTGTGATGAAAAAAATATAGAATTTATGTCAACTCCATTTGATGAAAAAGCAGTTGATGAATTAGTTAGTTTAGGAGTTAAGAGATTAAAAATAGCAGGATTTGAATCTACAGATGTAAGATTTTTGGATATGGTAGCTTCAACTAAATTACCATTAATAGTATCAGCAGGAATTGGTTGTAGTTTAGATTTTATATTTAAAATAAAAGAAATTTGTGATAATAGAGGTTGTACTGATTTAACTATTTTACATTGTAATAATGCTTATCCTACTCCACAAGAAGATATAAATTTAACTACAATTAAAGACATTAAAGCATATTACCCATCTTTAAAAGTAGGATTATCAGACCACACGATGAATACATTAACTCCTTCATTAGCAGTTGCATTAGGAGCTAAAGTAATTGAAAAACATTTTACAATATCAAGAAATCTACCAGGACCTGATCATCCATTTGCTTTAGAACCCGAAGAATTAGAAGAAATGGTTAAGAATATTCGTTTAACTGAAGTATCTTTAGGTAGAAAAAAAGAACAATATACTAATTCTGAATTAAAAGAAGTAAAAGCTAGAAGATCAATTGTAGCTAAAACAAATATTAAAAAGGGAGATATATTAACTGTAGATAATATAACAACTAAAAGACCATATTTAGAAGGCAATATAGCAGCTTCAAAATGGAATGATATAATAGGCACAAAATCTAACTCAGATTATAAACCAGATGATTTTATATGAATATATTAATTACATCCAGTAGTAGTAAAGTATTATTAGTTAAACAATTTAAAAAAGTAGCTAGTAATTATCCTGATATTTTAATTTATAGTGGGGATACTGATAAAGACTCAATAGCAGGAAAATTTTCAGATAAACATATAACTATGCCTAAAGATAATGATCCTGAATTTATATATAAGATAGTAAAGATATGTTATGAAAATAAAGTTGAAGTAATTATTCCTACACGAGACGAAGAACTTAAAATATATGCTTCAAATATAGAATTATTAAATAAATGGAATATACAACCAATATTATCTTCTCTTGAGTCAATAGAAACTTGTCAAAATAAAGAAAAATTTTTTAAATTTTGTGAAAATAATAATATTGATACTCCTAAAACCTATTGGGATGTTAGTAATATAAAATATCCTGCTTTTGCAAAACCCATATTTGGTAAAGCTAGTAAAGGAGTATTTAAAGTTAATTTAAAAACAGAATTACCTAATTTAAAAGAAAATATAATCCAAGAATATATAAATTGGAGAGAATACACAGTAGATTTATTTTCAGATTTTGATGGAAATGTAATATCAGTTGTCCCTAGAAAAAGAATAAAGATAGTTGATGGAGAATCTCATATAGGAGAGACTGAAAATAATGAATTTATTATAAAAAAATCAATTGATCTTGCTAAAAAATTAAATTTAATTGGGCATAATGTTATTCAATGTTTTTATAAAAAAGGTAAAGTAAAATTTATTGAAGTTAACCCTAGATTTGGGGGTGCGTCTAATTTAGGTTTTGAAAGTGGAGCTGATACTCCTGATTATCTAATTAAATTATTAAAAGGAGAAGTATTAGAACCAAAGATAGGTAATTTTACAGATAAATTAAAAATGTATAGACATACAACAGATGTTTTTGAAAATGATTCTCCAACAAATAAAATTTTTTGTATTGATATAGATGGAACTTTATGCACAGAAAATACTTCATATGAAGATGCTCAACCTATTAAAAAAGTAATAAAGAAAATAAATAGTTTATATAAAAATAATACAATAATTTTATTTACAGCTAGAGGGGCTGCTAGTGGGTATGATTGGAAACCTTTAACAGAAAAACAATTAAAAAAGTGGAAAGTAAAATATCATAATTTAATTATGGGTAAACCATATGCAGATTATTATATAGATAATAAAGCAATAAATGTTTTAAATTGGATTTAATGAAATATAAATTAAGAACTATAGAAAATAATGATTTAGAGGCAATTAGAAAAATGCGTAATGCCCAAACAAAAATACTACGGCAAGTAAAACCTATATCATATAATGAACAGCAAGAATATTTTTCTAAAATTCATAAAGATAATAGTCAAATTTTATTTGCAATTGAAGATGAAGTAGAAGAGATGATAGGGTATTGTGGGTTAGTAAATATAAATTACGTATATTCCACAGCAGAAATATCATTTATAACTATTAAAAGTGAATGTAATGTAGAATATTCAAAAATATTTTTATTTATATTAAATAGTTTATCTGATTTTGCGTTTAATAGTTTAGGATTAAATAAAATATGGACTGAAACATATGGATTTAGAACTAATCATATATCTATTTTAGAACAGTTTGGAATGATTAAAGAGGGAGTACTTAGAGAACATGTTTTTAAAGATGGGGAAAGACATAATAGTATAATACATTCAAAATTAAAAAATGAACACTTACAGAAATAAAAATATATTAGTAACTGGAGGAAGTGGTGTAATAGGAAAACATTTAATTAGTAGATTAATTAATTTAGGTGCTAATGTTAGAAATGTAGACTTTAACCCTCAACCCTTAATACTTACAGAAATGGGGGTAGAACACACCCAGATTGATTTGTCAGACCCTAATTCTCAATTTTTATTTAGATTTGAGCCGGATTATGTATTTCATTTAGCAGCTGATTTTGAAAGGAGTACAGAAACAAAAAATTTTTGGGATTCAAATTGGAAGAATAATATATTAGCTTCTAGACATGTTTTAGAAGAAGTAATTAAATATGATAGATTGAAAAAAATTATATTTGCTTCTAGTTATTTAATTTATAATAAAGAATTATATAATAATCCACTCTCCCCATATAAATTATCAGAAACAGATCAGATTGACCCTAGAAATTTATGTGGTTTAGCAAAACTTCAAACTGAAACTGATTTAGAATTTTTATCTCATTTTCATAATATTGATGTAGTAAGTGCACGTATTTATAGGGTTTATGGACAAGGAGACAGAGCAATAATAACAAGATGGATTAAAGATATACTTAAACAAAAACCAATCAATATTTTTGATGAAAATAATTCATTTGATTATATATACGCAAACGATGTAGCAGAGGGATTATTAAGATTAGGTTTAACTAAAACTAAACACACAGTATATAATTTAGGAACAGGTAAAGTTAATACTATTAATGATGTTTTTAAAATATTATTAAATAAATTTCCTAATTTAAAATATAAAAAAACACACACTACAATTCAACAAGAAGGAAGTTATGCTAATATGGAAAGATTTAAAACAGATTTACATTGGTTGCCTTCTACTACCTTAGAGCAAGGTATTGAAAAAATTATAAGTTATGAAAGTTTAAAAAAATAATTTGGATTTTAAACTATTTTTTCTTATATTAAAGTTATTAATTAAAAACTACTAAAAGGTATGTTCTATATTTTTGAAATGGCTAATAATCATCAAGGAAGTGTTAGTCACGCTAAAAAAATTATTGATGAATTTTCAAATTTATCAAAAAAATATAATTTAAATGCTGGTATAAAATTACAATTTCGTAATTTAGACACATTTATTCACGATGATTATAAAAACTCAGATCTTAAATATGTAAAAAGATTTAATGATACAAGACTAACTAAAAAACAATTTAAGGAAATTGTAGATTATATTCATACAAGTGGAATGTTAAGCATATCAACCCCATTTGATAATGAATCACTACCTATGTTTGATGAATTAGGAGTTGAAGTATTGAAAATAGCATCATGTTCTGTAGATGATTGGCCTTTATTAGAAGAAGTTTCTAATATTAATAGAAAAATTATAATATCTACAGGTGGGGCTACAATTAAACATCTTAATAAAGTTTATAATTTATTTAAAAAGAAAGGAAGAGATTTTGCATTTTTACATTGTATAGCAGAATATCCAACTCCAATAGAAAATGCATTTTTAGGTAGAATTAAAAAACTAAAAGAAGAATTTCCTGATATTGAAATAGGCTATTCAACACACGAAAGTCCTAACCAACAATCCGTATCACCTTTTGCTGTAGCAATGGGGGCAACTATTTTAGAAAAACATATAGGTAAAGTAACAGAAAATATCAAATTAAATGACTATAGTTGTACAGTAGAGCAAATGGAAACAGTAGTAAATGAAATAAAAACATACGAAACGGCATTTGCCGGAGATTTTACAACAAGTGAAGCATTAGAAGCTTTAAAAAGAGGAATGTATGTAAATAAAGATATAAAAGTTGGAGATATTTTAACAAAAGATGATATATACTATGCTATGCCTCTTCAAGAAGGATGTTTAAATGCTTCTCATGTTAAAGATGTATTAGGTAAACAAGTAATGATACAAATAACAAAAGATAATCCTGTTAAATCTGAATATGTTATAGATCCTATACGTGAATCTACACTTAAAACTTTAAAAGATGAATATATTACTATTTTAGATGAAGCAGGTATAACAGTAACTGATAAAGATGATGTTGAATTATCATGTCATTTTGGTTTAGAAAATTTTAGAGAAACTGGAGCACTAATTGTTAGTAAAATAAATAGAAGTTATTGTAAAAAAATTATAATTATGTTACCTAATCAATCTCATCCTATTCATAGACATTTACAAAAAGAAGAATGTTTTGAATTATTAAAAGGAGATTGTACTTTAAATTTAAATGGAAGAAACATACAATTAAAAAAAGGACAACCTAAATTAATTAATAGAAAAGTTAATCATTCATTTAAAACTAAAAATGGATGTGTAATTGAAGAAATATCAACAACTCATATTAAAGGAGATTCAATATACGAAAATCCAGTAATAAGTAAATTAACAGTTGATGAAAGAAAAATAAAAATTAAGTTATGAAAAAATTAGATGATGTTTGTGTATTAGTTCAAGCAAGATTAGGTTCTCAAAGAGTACCAGGTAAAATGTTAAGACCATTTGCTGGTACTACTTTAATTGATATATTATTTAAAAAACTAAAATCTTCAACAATTATTCCAACTCAAAATATTTACTTTTCTGCATATGAAGAAGAGTTAAAAGAAGTTGCTATGAATCATTGTATCCCAATTTTTAGTAGAAGTGAAATGTCAGCCAAATCTGAAGGAGAACCACTATCAGAAATTTATGAATGGTATAATAAATTACCTTTTAAATATGTAGTTTTAATTAGTGCTTGTAATCCCTTATTAAAGATAGAAACAATTGATAATTTTTTTAAAAAATATTTAAAATCAGATAGAGATGGTGGTTTTGCTGTATTTGAGAAAAAAACATACTATTGGGATTTAAATTCAAAACCTATTACAGATTGGAAAGGATCAACTATAATGAATACTAAATTTGTAGAACCAATTTATGAAGCAGCACATTGTTTATATGCAAGTAGAATGGATATTATAGGTGATGGATTTTGGATGGATACTAAATCACCACCTGAACCTGAACTTTTTGTAATGGAAGAATTAGAAGCTTTTGATATTGATTATGAGTGGCAGTTTCAATTAGGAGAACAATTATATAAAGATAAATAATGTTAAGTAGTTTTACACCTGAAGATCATAAACAATTTTATATAGATAATATAAAAGATAAAGACATATTAATTGTAGGTTCGGGCCCTTCAACTAATAAAGTTAAATGGGAAAAATTAAAAGTAGATACTGTTTTAACTACTAGTTTTTTTTATTTAAATGATAAAATAAGAACACTACCTAATATAAAACATATAACATTATCAAACATAATAAATTTAAAAGATCCTAATTTAATTGAATTTATAGATTCTAATAAAGAATGTTCTATTGGTTTTGAAGTTAATACTCATCCTTTTTATAAAGGATCTACATACAAAGATTTTGTAGAAAAATATGAAGATAGAATAATATCGTACTGGACAAAAGACCATAGTAACTGTTTACATATAGGAGTAGGAGGAAGATTATGTTTTTTAGCAATAAATTTTAAACCTAAAAACATATATTATGTAGGAATTGATGGAACATCTAAAAATCCAAATAATGATCCTGATAATGCTTTTAGAAAAGAACGAAAAATGAATCACAAAACAGGTTATTTTAACACTCATGATAATGCTGGAAATTGGAAAGAAATGATACCAGGTTATTTAAAAATGAGTGAAATATTGTTTAATTATGCTAATGAAAATAATATAAAAATTCATAATTTAGGTGAAGGTTTTGATTATAATATAGCAACAGAACATAGTTATAAACATTACCCTCTTTCTAGAGATATAAAAAAAATTATTAAATGAAAAAAGAAATATTTGCTTTAGGTGTTGGAGAATCTATAAACAATTATAGTGAATCAATAACTCATATATTTGATAAACATTCTACTATAACTATTCATAATGGTTTATTAAAATTATATGAAAAATTTAAAAAATTACCTACTTATTATACTTGGGGTGATCCTTTTGGAGCTTTAAATACGTTAAGATTTTTAAATCAAAGTGGTAAAGTTTCAACAAAAATTTTAGTACCTAGTACTATGTCTACTACATATGAAGATTTTAGAAAATATCATGGTACATCTAGAATATCTCAGGGAAATAATTGGAATGAATATATAGAATTAATTCAATCTTTATTTCAAAAAGGATTTGAAGTGTATGTAGTACCTACTACTACTACAAAAATTAAAAACCCATCTCCAAATGAAAGATTTAGTGAAGAAAAAATAACAATGGGGACAGTAGAATACACAGGAGACGCATCAGAAAATAGAAATGCTGTTGAAACTAAATTAACATCTTTAATATTTCCTCTGTCTCATTATTTAGGTTATAAAAAGGTTTATGTTTTGGGGTTTGATACAATAGGAGGAAGATTTTATGAAAAAATTGAAGGTGTTCCATCTGACCCTTGGCCAAAAAATCAACTACCTTATCTTATTGAAAATATGGATATGTGGGTAAAATGGAAGCAATACCACAATATGGACTTAATAAGTGTAGTAGAAGATAAATTTACAATAAATAATAGAGCTTTAGAATATAAAGATATAAACACAATATATGGAACTTCAATGAAAAAATGGTCTGAATATTATAAAGAATGTAAGGATAATTACAAAAAAGAATCAAATGCAGACATCATTGATTTAACTATGACTATAAATGATATTAAATCTCAACCTATATTTAATTTTGATAAACGTTATTTAGATACAATTTCCTTACTTAAAAATAAAATGGAAAAAGAGTTAGAAAATTCATCTAACTATGAATTTAAAAGTATAGCTATGGGAATTAAAGATATTTTTAAATATGAAGACGAATTAAAAATCATAGTTGAAGATTATCTCATCCCAGAACTAGAAGAAAAAGTATTTGGGTGTCATGTAACATGTGATAATATAAAAATGTATAAAACTCCTGAAACTAATGCTAATGAAGCTAGTTCTTGGTTATGGCATTTAGATAATAATCCGATTGAACAAGTTAAAGTAATGATTTATATTAATGATGTCAATAAAGAATCAGGAGCTTTTAGATATTTAGGACAATCTGATAAATCTGGTATTAAAGTACTTCCTAGTAGAAGAGATTATACTCATTGGTTTGAAGGAGATATAAGTAAAGAAAATTTTGAAGCATTAGATACAAAGTGGAATGGTACTCGATTATCAAATCAATTAATTAATGATTGGATTAATAATAAAGGATGTCAAATAGTTGATGTAGAAGGACCAGCAGGCACAGCATTATTATTTGATAATAACATTATTCATAAAGGAACAATTCCAACAAAAGGATATAGATTAGCTATGACTTTACAATTTAAACCTATACATTACAAACCTAAAAATGCTTTTACTAAAGAATATGTTGGAAATGGGTGGAATCATGTTACATTTCACAAAGACCCAGAAATATATAAACCTGTAAAATATTAATAATGGGATGCATTAGAAAATAGAAATAATAAATACAATAACTTAATAAATTAAATAAAAAATATGAAAAATATATTTATAGATTGTGGTTACAACATGGGGAATATAACAACCCAGTTTAGAAATCAATTAGGAGGACAATATGAGTATTATGCTTTTGAAGCTAATCCTGATTTATATGAAAAATATAAAAACAAACATGATTTTATTAATCTTAAAAATAAAGCAGTTTGGGTTGAAAATGGTGAGATAGAATTTTATATTCCTACTATAGATAGACATTATAACCCGTGTCCTGATAATGGGGGTTCCACTTTATTAAAAGAAAAAGCAGAATGGAATATGTCAGTTGCTGGTTATAAAGAACAAAAAAAGGTCATAGTAGAATGTTTTGATTTTTCAGAATTTTTAAAAAACAATTTTAATATTGATGATAATATTATCGTAAAATTAGATGTGGAAGGAGCAGAATATAAAATTTTAAATAAATTAATAGAAACAAATACAGCTTCTTATATAAACCAATTATATGTAGAATTTCATGATAGAAAAACAGGAATGTCATCTAATGATATAATAAATAAATTGACCAATCTCAATGTTAAATTACATAAATGGCACTAAAAAAAATTATATGAAAACTTATAAAGAACATTACGAATATTGTAGAAGTATATATGATTATTCATCTTCTACACCCCCTAAATATAAATCTGCATATGATTTAAGAGTAGATAATAACTTTTTAGCCGAAATAACTAATAAAAAATATTTTGAGTTAATAGACAGTATTAGAAAATCATTAGACTCTAAAATAGTCGACCCTAAACCTTATAATGGACAAACCCCATATCCTGATTGTTTTATAGATAGTATTGGACATGCTATAAGAATACACAATTGGTTTGATATCCCTGAGATAAAGGAATTAACACAAATGATCATGCCTGTAGTAGAAAGAGATATTTTAGGATGTAATGGAAAAGTAGAGTTTCTTCATCCCTATAGGAATATTCCTTCAAATAAACATGAGGAATCCTCATGGAGATGGCATTACGATGATTGCCCCAATGAATTTTTAAAACTTTTTATAAATTTAAATCAAGTAACCGAAAATTCGGGCCCACTAAAATATCTACAATTAGCTAGTGGTGAAATTCCTATAATAGAAACATATAATACAGTTGCAGGTATAAGATCTACTGGTAATCCTGTATACCCTTCATCAAGAGTCCCCCAAGAAGTAGTTGATGCTGAAATAACTAGAGGGGGTAAAATTATTAGCGTAACAGGTAATCCAGGTAGTTATGCTATTTGTACTCCTAACATATGTCACAAAGCAAGTATTCCTTCTAAAGAAACTGTTCCTAGAGATGTATTATTCTTTTTTATAAGACCTAGTATCAAGAAATATGATAATTATTTGGAAGATACCCATTCATATTTTCCCGCAAAAAATGTAAAAATGTATAATTTAGATTAATATGGATAAAATAACATTTTGTATACCCAGTAAAACAAACTTAAGGTATTTAAAAACTTGCATACCATCTATAAGAAAAAATTCATATAGAAAAGACCATGATATAATTGTATTTGTAGATCAAGATGAGGATGGAACTATTGAGTGGTTAGACGAAATAAAAGACAAATATAACGTACAGTATTATGTAAATCCTAAATTAGGAGATGAATTATATGGTATAGGAAGAGCATATGATTATTGTATAGAAAAATCAACTACTGATATTTTTATGATATTTCATGCTGATATGATGTTAGGTAAGAACGCTGATTTAAACGCATATAAACATTTAAAAACGCAAACAGTTGTGTGTTCTACTCGGGTTGAACCACCATTACACCCTAATGCAGGTGAAAAAATATTAATGGATTTTGGAATGTATCCTGAAGATTTTAAGGAAGAAGAATTTGATGAATTTGTTGAAAAAAATAAAGATATTAAAAGAATTACACATGGTATATTTGCTCCGTGGATGATGTATAAAAAAGAATTTTTAGCATTAGGTGGTCATGATCCTAGAATGCATTCATGTAGAGAAGACTCTGATGTATTTAATAGGATGCATTTAGCTGGATTTGAATTTCTACAGTCTTGGAATTCATTAGTTTACCATTTAACAGGTAGAGGTGCAGGAAGTTTTGATGGTGATAAAGAAAGACATGAACAATGGAAAAAAGACATGGAAGCTTCTACATTAGAATTTATACGTAAATGGGGTCAAAATGTAAATCATACATCTATGATGCATCCTATTGTGTATCCTGTTTATAATAAGTCAGTCATTATTAATAATTCTAATCCTGAATTAGAAAAAGTATTAGAACCTTGGTTTAATGGGGGTAAAGATATTATTATTGAAGTAGATGGTAATACATTTAGTAATGAAGATTTTAGACATATACAAAATTTAGGAGGTATCATAGGTCATGATGAGCAATTAAAAGAGGAAGAATTACCTTGTGAGTTTGGTTTAGGGGGTTTAAAAATAACTATTAATAGTTTAGATAGTTTTGAGCAGGAGTTAATAAACTTATAATATTTATAATCGAATATCTAATGCCTTACACTATGGAAAAAAAATCGAAATTAAAAAAAATATCTCCACCACTTTTAGAAATAGTGTTCGAAACTAAGGAAGAAATAGAAGAATTATATTCAAAACAATCTTTTAAAGATTATATTTTAGAAAATGCTTTAGATACAATTGAAAGGGCTATTATAAGAAATAAACAAAAAGTTGAACTGTACAATATAGTTAATTTATCAGTTATAATAGAATTGGATAGGGAAAATTTTGAACCAGTATTATCAAAAATATGTAAATTTTATGAAGATAAAGAAGAATTTGAATTGTGTAGTATGATAAAAAACTTAATTAAAAAAATATGATAAAATATTCACTTACTACTAAAACAAATTCTGTAGTTTCTACTATTGAAGCTAGTAGTTTAAAAGAAGCTAGAGAAATATTTATAAATAGAAAACGATTAAATGAAGAAGTTTTTGATAGATTATTTACTGTAATAAAAAATAAATGAGAAGAGAAAAATTTATAGGAGAAGAGGAGATAAAACATTTATTCCAAAATATATTAGGAGCTGACATTAATATTAAAGATAACTTAAAACAAACTGAAGAAACAGTATTTTGTTTGTTTGTAAAAAAGCTAGAAGAATCAAAAATAATAGAAGATAAAGTTTTTGAAGAAGGACATATCGATTTAAAAAAGATAACAGATCCTCTTTGGGTAGTAGTAGAAAATCTATTAAAAATGCAGTATGGCACTGATGCGGTTGAATTAATTATGTGGTATATTTACGAAAGATTTAACCCAGAAGGAAAAGTTATGTCTATTGAAGATGATGATGGAAAAAAATATAAATTCTTAAATCCTAAAGATTTATTTTCATACATAAAACACAGACATCCTAAGTCTTAGGTTGGCTTTTTACATATTTTTTCGTATATTTACATAAAATTTTAAGGTTATGTATAATTATAGTTATAAAAATAACAAAATATGAAAAAAGATGGATTAAAAATGATCTCTTGTGTGGTTTGTGGGGCAGATATGCCCGAGTTAAGAAAAACCTTATATGGGTATCATAATTGTATTAATTGTTCAACAGTAAAACCAAAAAGAGCTATTGTTACTACAGGAGGAACAGGAGATCATACATGGAATGACATTCAAATAATGGATGCAGATGAAGCAGAAACATATAGAAAAATGGTTGAAAATGGTAAAAAAATAATGAGAGATGCCAAAAGCAAAACCTCTGAGTAAAGAATTAATAGTAGGGGCAATGAATAAAACCCTATCTAATAGAGCAGCAGCTAGATATTTAAATGTTTCTTATCAACATTTTAAAAAATGGGCTAAACTATATCAAAACGAAGATGGAAAAACTCTGTTTGATGTACATAAAAATCAATCAGGTAAAGGTATTCCTAAATTTTTAAGAGGACAAGGAAAAGAACCAGCGTTACTTGATATTATTGAGGGTAGAGTTGATGCTTCATCATTCTCACCTGATAAAATTAAATACAGATTAATTACTGAGGGGCATTTATTAGAAGAATGTGGGAGTTGTGGGTTTAAAGAAAGAAGAGTAGTAGATTATAAAATCCCACTTATTTTACATTTTAAAGATAAAAATAAACAAAACTACAGAAAAGAAAATATTGAATTACTTTGTTACAATTGTTACTTTTTAACTATTGGAGATATATTTAATGACAAACAAATACAAGGATTAGAAGATCATAAACCTATAAATAATTCTGAAGTTAATTGGGAATTAGATGATTATCAAAAACAACGTTTAGAAGAATTAGGACTTGGAGATGAGCCTGAAGAAGATTATATTTCAAGAATATGAAAAATAAAAAACATAATAAAATAATAAATGATTATGATAAAATTAAATCTAAACATTTAGATAAATTAGCTAAAAAAATGTTAGATAATGATGAAAAAGATCAAAAATTAAAAAAATATAAATTAAAAGGTAATTTTTTAAAAAATTTATAATTATGAATAAAATATTTAAGATAACAGTTTTAATAAGTATTGGTATATTATTGTTGTTTGTTTTGGACAGAAATAAAAAAATAAAAAAATATAAAATTCAAGAACAACAACAATTAGAATTTTTAGATACATTACAATTGGAATTGGATAGTTTAAGATTTGAAATAAAAAATCTTTTAAAGAAAACTGATTCAATACCTGATGTTATCTTTAAAGAAGTAAAAGCAACAATGTATCATCCAGTTGAAGCCCAGTGTGATGATACCCCACTTATAACAGCAGATGGTAGTAAAATTGATCCTTATAAAGTATCAGATTGGAATTGGGTTGCAGTAAGTCCTGATTTATTAATAAAAAATGGAGGAGTATTTGATTATGGGGATAAAATATATATTAAAGGAACACATAAAGATGGAATATATACTATACATGATTGTATGAATAAAAGAAAAACAAATCAAATAGATATATTAGAATCTATAGGAACTAAACAGTATAAATACGATAAAATCGAAATATTTGCGTTAAATGAGCAGAAAAAATGAATTTTATATATTGATTAAATGGCATTATAATCCAACGACAAATGAAGTTGGGAAGAAAAAGAACTTACCAGTTTTAATGCTAGATTCAAAAGGAGATCCGTTAGAATTTGATGACATGGAGTCAGCAAATGAATTTTTGGAGATAATGAACATAAATACAAATCAAGGATTCAGATACGAGGTTAGACAAATAGGTAAAAAATATTTAAAGGTTAATCAAAAATACACAAAATGACAGAACGTAGAGGTAGACCTAAAGAAAATATAAAACCTAGAACAGGTAAATATAAATATGTTTTTACCGATGATGATGGAGTAATAACTACATGGTATTACGATACAGACAAGACAACTAGTGGACCAGTAAAAGTTGAATGTACATATCCTAAAGATTATGATTTTAGGACTCTTGATGAAAAATTACGTGATGAAAACAAAAAACTCCCTAAAACTAAACGCAAATACCTTAACCCTGAAAATGATAAGTTAGTTGGTTATGCAAGAGCGCGAGCTTTAGGAATTATTTGATATTTATAATAAAAATAATAATATAATGGCTAAATTTGACCTTAAAAAGTATCTAAAAGAAGGCAAGCTTCACAAAAATAAAAAAACATTAAATGAAAGTTGCCCAGGATACGATGATAGAGGATTTGGAGATCCTCTACCTACCTTAGATAGTATTCAACAAGATTATGAATTATCACAATCAGAAGAAGATGAAGAAATAGAACATGAAGAAGAAAGTGAAGGGGATGATGCAACTGAAATTCTTGATGATGTAGAAGAACTAGAATTAGATATTAGCAATTCCACTGTTAATATTAATTTGGGTGAGGAAATACAAAAAGAAACAATTGTTTTAAGTGATCCTCCTTTAGAAATTGAAGAAGAAGACCACAGTATGTTTAATGCATCTGTTTTAACACTATCAAATGGTCAAACATTAGAAGTTGATGTAATAGAATTAATGGATAATTTAGTAGATAATTTAGATGAATCAGCAATGAAATTGTGGATTGAATTTAAAGATAAAATGGAAAATAGATAAAACATGGATAACTTCGACTTAAGAAAATATTTAGCTGAAGGTAAATTACTAAAAGAAGAAATGTCACTAGAAGATGTTTATGTTTTTGCACAACAACAAATGAAAGACATATATAATCTTGATATACCCATGGATATAGTAAAACAATGGGCAGATAATTATCATTTTCCCTATTCAAGAGAACAAGATCCTGATGATGAAGATCAACTTGGACCTATGGTTTATGACTTTGCAACTGAAGAAAGAGGTGATTTTTTTGAATGGTTAAAAGATAATAATTTAGCTGAAGGTAAGCTATTAAAAGAATTTAGAAGAACTGGAAGACAATATAAAGCCCAAGGCCAAGGTGGAAGCGCAGGAAATAGAAGAGCAGGTATTATGAGGGGACCCAGTAACTATGATTTAGAAGATGATGATGAAGAATATACTTCAAAAGGAGATCCTAATATAGATAAAGGAGATTTCTACGATTATTCTCCATATGGATTTACTATAAGATTTCTAGGATATGAGGATGGTGATGATGTTATAGTAAGAGGTAATGGTTTTTTTAGTGAAAAAGTTAAAAATGGAAAAGTAACTTTTAAATCATATCCTATGAAGGATGCCCAAGGAAATCGCCTAGAGGATGCCCAAGGAAATCGCCCGGGTACACCTAATTCAGCATATAAACTATCAGATAATTATGATGAAAGTAATATTGTAGATGTTTTAGGTAATGATCATCCTTTTGTTGTAATGACAAAATCTAATCACTGGAAAAATAATCACAGTATAGATATTGATGACAATTCAATTAGTATAACATTAGATACACCTAATAACCTCCCAAGTGGGTTAGCGCCATTAAGTGAAAATAATAAAATAAAATAATATGGATAATTTTAATTTAAAAAAATATTTAGCTGAAGGTAGAATTCATGAAATTACTCAAAGTGGACAAGAAGGAGTATATCCTATGTCTGAAGAACCCGGTGATATGTTTCAACAAAAAGAAGTTGAAGAATTATTTCCTATTGGTATGGCTAGTAGAGATGATAAATCATTTAAAGATAAATTAGCACAACATGGTGAATGGACTGAACAATCACAATATAATAATACTTTTGTTCATTTTCAATATCATACAATACCAGATTTTAATGGGAATAGTTATCATGTTCATCAGGGTCAACATTATAATCACAATTATGATGATTTTAGAAGTCCTCGCTTTACAGTATTAACTATAATAAAAAATTATGATACACCTGATGAGGAAAGATTAGGAGAGTATATTGTTGGTACTGAAGAATATCTAGATGATATTAGAAATCTAGATGCACAAGATTTAATAGGAAAAAGAGTAAGTGAAGGATTAAAAGAAAATAAAATACGAATTTCACAACAAGCTGCTGACTTAGTTGATGGATATGAATTAGAAGATTTAGAAAGAAATCTTGAACAAATTTATAGAGATATGGAACAGGAAGCTGAACCAGAAGGTGGTCCTATAGCAGACCAATATGCTGATGAAATTCACGCACATGAAGAAGCTATTAGATTTATAAAAAGTAAAGGAAAAGAACAAGCACAAATGTCCTATGATGTAGCAGTAGGTAAAATAACTCAAGATGAGTATGATACAATAGTATCTAAAGATCAATTTAATAAATCTTCAAAATTCGATAGAGTAAAAGAAAACACACCAGATAATCAATTAGCTGATAAAATTTTATCAGATGCAATGAAGGTATTAGCAGATGATGATTATTTTGATCCTGATTACCCAGGTGGGGATATAGCAGCTAATGGTAGTCCATATCTACAATTCGATACTGAGGATCAAGCAGAACAAGCTTTTAATATATTAGTTGATCATGGTATAGAAGGAGTATTAGTTGGAGATATAATTAATCTTACAAAAGCTATGGTTCCTTTTATGAGTGAAGATAAAGAAAATAAACCTATGTCAGATGAAGAATTAGAGGATTTAGAAACTAGAGCAGATGACTACTATAGTGAACCAATAAAAGAAAATAAAAAAATGAAAAAATTTAATTTAAAAAGTTACCTAAAAGAAGGTAAATTATTAAAAGAAAATGAAGAAAAAACACCAGTTAGTAAAATAAAAGATGCTATTGAAGACATACTTAAAAAAGAAGGTGGTGCAGCTGGTCTAAAGCCAATTTTAGCTATTTCAAAAGAATTAGGGGTAACTAGAGATGAATTAAAAGATGTTCTTAATTCAATGGGTAAAGTAAAAAAACATACTGATGGAGATTATATTTTAACTCCTATAGAAGAAAATACAGCTTACTTAGATGGTAAAGAAGTTGACTACTCAAATATAGATTTATATTCTGACATAGATCGATCATGGTCAAGTTTAGATATAATGGAAGAAGATTTATTAGATTGGTTTAAAGCAAGTGCAGCGTCTATGGGTAAAGAAGGTGCTGAAGAAATAATACAGTCTATAAGAAGTTTGAATAATGCTATGGTTCAACATTTAAGAACTTTAAATGAAGCAAAGGATGATGATTGGATTCAAAAAGGAGAAGAATCGGGTGAAATAAAAGCTGGTGGATTACATAAAGCATTAGGAATACCTGAAGATGAAAAAATACCAATAGGACTTATAAATAAAGAGTTAGCTAAATTAAAGAAAAAAGATAAAGATAAAGGTGAAAAAGGTGTACAAGGATTAAGTGCTGCAGATAGAAAATTCCAAAAACAACTTAATTTAGCAAAATCATTTAAAAAAATGGATGAAAACCAATTAAATGAAGCCCCAGATATAATGGATTTATCAGCAAAAGATTTAATGTCAGCTAGATTTGGATATAAACATGGTTTAAGTGGAGGTGATTTAGGTGATTTGAAAAAAATTATAAATAAATTTGTATCTCAGGCAAATAGAATGAGAAGACCTAAATTAAGCCCAGATGAGCTAGGTGATGTTTTTAATAAAATAGTTTCAAATTTTTTATAAATAATTATGGCAACAAGATCAAGAGTAGGATTTAAAAACCCCGATGGAACAGTAAATGCTTCATATGTTCATTTTGATGGATATTTAGAAGGAGTTGGGATAGCATTACAATACAATCATAATAACGACTCAGCAGCTAAAAAATTAGGATACGCAAAAGGTATTAGATCTATAGAAGCAGATACACCTGTATCATTTTATGGAGACATGGATAATGAGGTATATGAATCTGAAGATGATTTCTATAACAGTTATGATGTTGATTATGCTTATTTATATGATCCTGCTAGAGGTTGGTTATTTGCATCTGAAGAATATGATACTCCTGGATTTATAGAATTAGAAGATCAGTTATTAGCTGACGAAATAGTACCAGGTTCAGGTGAAAGAACAGATGATATAAGTGAAGACACAGACTATGATGAACGTAGAAAAAAAGAAAGTGATTATTATCAAGAAGAAGAAAACACCAATGACGATTTACATGATCAGTTAAATGATATGATGAGAGATATGAGTGGTGAAGATTTAGATGATTTCCTAGCATTTTACGCACCGGAAATAGATAATACAGATGCCAATGCCATTACAGATTGGGTGTATAATTTAGATGATAATGATGTTTTAACAATAATTACTGATTTACAAGATTATGCTGAATTAGGTTTAAAAGAAAGTGGTAAAAAACTTGATATAGATGCAAGAGATACATTAGAAGATGAAGCGGCATTAGGTTTAGAAGAAAGAATTGAATCAGCTGTAAAAGAAAATATTGTTAAAGATACTATTAAAAATACAATGTCAAAAAAATATATGTTTAATCCTATTTTAGGATTAGCAGGGGCAGTGTATGATAAAGTAATGGGTAAATTAGATAAAGATAAAATTAAAGATGAAGATGATTTAGTTGATGCTATAAACGCAGACCCAAAATTATCAAAAGAAGAAAAATTAGCAGCAATTGAACATATAAAAAAAGATCCTGAGTTAGCACAAGCACTCGTTGGAGATAATGATGATTTTGATTGGGAATCATATGAAGATGAGCAAAAGAAATCTAAATCATTTGCAAATTTTATGGGGAAATGGTTTAATAAAATTATGACAGGAGATACCTTAATTCAAGGAAATTTTCTTGATCCTATGAAAATATTAGATAAAATAGATGCTAGAAAAAATAAAAAAGACCCTGATTTAAAAAGTTTCTTTGATAAAGAAAAAGAAAAGAAAGAAAAAGCATCATCAACTGTAGATAAAAAAAGAAAAGAAATGTCAGATGAAGCACCATCAACTAAAACTCCAACAAAATCTAAAGATTGGAGTAAAGCTAGTGATGAAGAATTAGAAGCTATTGGTGCTAGTCGATATAAAAAAGGAGGTCAAACAATATTAGTACCACCTAAAGATGGTTGGCCTGAGGAAGAAGTTAATGAATTAAAAGTAGGAAAAGACATATCATCTACAACTAAAGATAATAAAAAAGTAAGATCAAAATCAGATGCCGCCATGGCATTAAAGGAGTCAGAAAAAATTTATGATCCTGTAAGAGGTAATACTTTAAAAGAACACTTTAATAGATTTAAATAAACAAAACATTATGGCTGACTTCGATTTACGCAAACACTTCAAAAAACAATATCTTAATGAAAGAAGTGAAGAATATACTAAATTTGATGTTTTAAGTAATATTCTTGATGTATTACAAAAATACCCAAAAAATCATGAAGACCCTTTTTATTTAGAAATTCGTGATGTTGTGAAAAAATTCACTAGTATGAGATAAGAAAAAAATCGCTACTCAATAGGTGTGAACCGCGGGCTGTTCATAAATCCGCGGTTTTTACATTTTAGGTTGGTAGATTTGCAAATATTTCGTATATTTACGTATGTTTTTGAAAAAGACGCATATGTATACGAAACAACATAAAGTTTTACATTGTTTATGTAAAAAATATTTTTATAATAAAAGCAGTATTCTCTGCGTTTTTTCCAAACAAATTAATTATTAACAAACAAAAATTTTAAACATGAAAAATTTATTTTTAAGTTTAGCCGCGTTTCTACTATTAACATTTTCAGTAGACGCACAAAATGCGAAAGGTGATTGGTATGTAGGTACCGGTGATATTTCGGGAACTGCCTGGACTGACTGGGCTGTAAATCCATCAATCGGATACGCTGTAACTGATAACCTAGTAATAGGTGGTTCGGTTTCTCACGTAGCTGGTGAAGACATGGATATGGATTTCAATGTAAGATATTTCTTTAGTGGATATTTTGCAGAAGTAAATCTTGATGGATTCAGTACTGATGGTGCTGTATTTGGATTAGGTAAAATGTTTACATTCACTAGTGGAGTGTATGTTTCACCTACATTTAACTACGCATACGATGCTGAAACATTTAATTTAGGTCTAGGATTTGGCCTTAAGTTTTAATAACTGAATATTAACTAAAATTAAGAAACATGAAAAATGTATTTAGTATGGTCAATGATTTTATAAAAGGACTTGTAGGTGTTTTTATGGGAATCATTCCATTAGCAATTTTATGGTTTGTATTAACTGGAACTTCCGTTTTAGGAATGGATGTAGTTAGTAATATGACTTCTCTTATAGATATGCTTGCAAATGGCGGATTTATTGGTTTAGTAGTATTAGTAATATTAGCATCATTTTTTACAAATGGTAAATAATCAGTCTTTAAAATAAGAGTTAGGAAAGGCGTCTTTTGACGCCTTTTTTTTCTCCGCAAAAATATTTGGCTTCCCAAGGAGGCCTTCGTATATTTATGTATATTTATAAACAATGGAAGAAAAAGAAATTATACAAATAGTAAATAAAGTTTATCCTAAAATAGTAAAATACTATACTGGGGATAGTGAAAAGGAATATAAAAAAGGCTTTCCAGAAATAGACCATAGTTGGCCTAATGTTTATGCTAGGTATAGTCAAAATGTTGATATGGAAGGTGAAGATGATGCTAGCGCTGAATTTGTTAGAAAAGAAAATAAAATATATGTCTACAGTGATCATATTCCTAACAAAGAAGAATTAGTTAAAGCAATAATACATGAATTTGTACATTTCTTACAATCAGAATCATGGATGCAAAGATATTATAAAAGTGGAGGTTATGAGTATCATAATCACCCGTATGAAGTTAAAGCAACAGAAGAGGAAAAAAATTGGCAAAAATTTATTTAAGACTCCCGCAGAATAATTTGGAGAAGCGAGGAAGGGTTCGTATATTTATGGCATAAATAAAAATTAAGGTTATGAAAGAATTAAAACTATTATTTACAGAAGCATATAAAGAAGCAAAACAAAAACCAATAGACGCATTGTTTACATTATTTACATTTGTTACAATGTGTTGTACATTGTATTTAATGATGTGGGTTTGTTATATAATAGGTGGATAATATGAAAGTAAGATATTATTTGTGTTACAAAGAAGGTAAAATTAAAAAAAATAAAAAAAAGTTATGGCAATTAAAAGAAAAAAAGATATCCCTCCATACCCAATAGTAATTGATTTAACAGGACCAGATGGTAATGTTTTTGTGTTAATGGGTAAAGCAAAAAGATTTGCTAAAGATTTAGGTTTAAATGGTGATGAAATAATTGAAGATATGATGTCTAGTGATTATGAACATGCTGTTAAAGTATTTGATGATAATTTTGGTGATTTTGTAACATTATTAAGATGAAAGAAATTGCAATTATGTTATTATTAACAGCGCTAGTGTATATACAGTATAAATTAAATAATAAAAAATAAAAGTTATATGGCAAAAGTAGAAAAAAGTATTATGACTCCAAAGTGGTTGGAGATTAAAAAAATGTATGAAACTGAATCAAATGGTTCTAAAGAATATAAATCAAATTTTGAAATAGGAGGTGAGTTTGATAAACTTACTAGAGAATTTTTAGATATGATAATGACTATCTGTGAAGAATTTGGCAATGAATGTACTATAGAAGGCGTTCATATGAATTTATGGAAAGAAAGAATTTGGTCTGTAATTGAAAATGGTGGTTTACTAGCTCCAATTGCTTGGAAGATAGAAGATGAGGAAGCGGAATTAGAAAAACTAGAAGCTCAAGAAGCTGAATGGTCAAATAATGAAAATGAATTTGGTGAATTTAGTGAATACGAACCTACAGATGAAGAATTAGCAGAAATTGAAAAATAATATATTATGAAATTAAATTTAGTACTTACAGAGTGGTTTACTACCACTAGTTGGAGAAAATTAGAAATTGATACTGATGATTATCCTGAATTAAAAGGTATGAGTAAAGCTGATGCCCAACAACATATAATAGACAAATATGATGAAGGGGTATTAGATGAAGTTGTAGAAAATCTAGGCGATAAAAGAGATTGGTCATTAGACGATCATATTAGAGATGCTGACATAGTCAGAGATAAGATAACAAATGAAGGTGAAGATTTAGATTTTGAATAATATGGAATTAGTACCAAAAATAATATTAGGGATATATGTAACAGCAATACTAGCAGTAATAATAACCCAAGTTATAAGTTATATAATAAATAAAAATAAAAAGTTATGAGTAAATACCAAGAATTATTAGAAAATCCTCCTAAATTAAAAATAGAAGGTAAACCAAAAGAAATTAAAATTGATTTAGTTAGTTGTATGTGTGATAATAGATACAGATGGACTATAAAGAAAAATGAAGATGGTGATTATAGAATCAATACCCATGGTTTTGCTTATAGTAATTTTCAAATTAAAGATAGAAAAGATGATATTGAATGGGTTGCTGATGAAGGTAAATGGGAAAAAGTATTTAATATGATAAATTCAGGAACTAAAAAAATTGAATCAGTAAAATATAGATAATATGAGGATAATAAAAACAACAGAAGATGGGTGGGATTGTGTCCCAGAATTAAAAGAAGTAGTGCAAGCACACTCAAATATGGCAAGTGCTATTTATGAAATTGAAAATTGTGTTAGGAATAGAGATTTACCTTCATTAGTTAGTGAATTACAAGAATGTCTAGAAGAAATGTTTAATTATTTAGATAACATAGATACTGACCAAGAATTTGAAACAGTAAATTATGAAGAAACAGAAGAATATAATGGGTAGAAAAGTAACATTAGAGCAATTCGAACAATACTATCAGGATTATGCACTTAATTTTGTAACATATAAGAGTTATGATTTAAATTTTGAGCAAGTATGTTTTATGAAACATGGTATTGGTGAGAAAGATTTTAATAAGTTAATAACAGAAATGGATTTAAAAAGAAAAAATGGATAAACTTACAGCGCTGACATTATGTATTTTAACTTTTTTATTAGTTCAAATTATAACATGGTTTCAATTAAATGGTCAATTTTTTATTCCTTGGTTTAAAAATAATGCTTTTATACTTTGTTTGTTTGGAGTACCTATAAGTTGGTTGTATATTGAAGCTACTAGATATGGTTTTATAGCATTTGATGAATTAATTTGGCCTGCTAGATTAATTGGATTTGCAGCTGGGATGTTTACTTTTGCTATATGCGCTAGTTTATTTATGGGTGAAGGATTAACATTAAAAACAGTAATCAGTTTAGTATTATCATTTGCATTAGTATGCATACAAATATTTTGGAAATAAATTATGAAAGAAAAAGTAATATTAGGAGCAATTATAAGTTTATTATTTATAGGATGTGAAAAGGATGAATTTATTGACATTCCAATTAAATCAAAACCTGATGTAAGTATGGTTGAAAAATTCTGTTGCGATTGGGATGCAGCTAATTATGAGCCGTATGTAAACGGGGTATGTGTTACAGAAGCGTATTTTAGAAATAGCACTTCATGTGATAACACATTATGTATTTACAATAATTATTAAAAATAAATAAAATGGGATTAAGAAATAAAATAATATTAGGACATATTAAAAGCATTGTGTGGTTTATTGTTACATGGTGTATGTTTTGTATGGGTTTTTTATTACTAACAATAATAGCATTATCAATATGGAGAGGTGATAAAATAGAAGAGCCAATGGGACCTGAGCATAATTGGGTTGTACCAACTGCTGAAGAAGAGTGGAATGAGCATGTAGATAGTGTATTAAAAAGCAGAGTAGACAATGTAATGGATTCTGTAAACATGAACTGTGGAGGAGAGTATCATGGAAAAGAAGGTAAAAGTGAATACGGAGAATATGAATATAATAAATGGATGGAGCAACAGTAATGGTAGAATGTGTAGTATTAGCAGCATTTGTAATAGGTATAATAGCGGTAATAAAAGATGATGAAAGTTACTAATAATTTGGTTTTTTAAAATGAGTTTATTACATTATATAAGATATGCAGGTGATAAAGCCTATGTTGTTAAAAGAGAAATGCCTAAACATATGTTTGTTAAACATAATCAAATGAGAATGGATTGGTTAGCAGCATTTAGAGATTATTTAGATTGTGATCACGTATTACAATCAGAAACACATTTTATGTTTTGTGAAACAATTAAAGACGCAGAAATAATAAAAGAATAATTATGATGAATTACTTATTTATAGGTCTTATTTTTACATTTATAGTAGATTGGACTAATGCTTCAAATAGAGAATTATATTTGAATAATAGAATAGATTGGAAGCAAAGAATATTAACTATATTATTTTGGCCTCTTTGGTTAGTAGTAATAATATATCATTTTATAAAAACGATAATTAATAAATGAGAAGATTTTTAAGAAATATGAAAGCTTGTTGGATAAAATTCAAAAGAAAACATATTATTAGACGGGTTCCTTCTCATTGGGATATTTAAAAATAAAAGTTATGGAAAATATAAACTGGGATGATTTTAATTATGATGATATAAATTGGAATGAAATAATTAAAAGATATTTTAATAGTGATAATGATGGTATTAATTATAATGAGGATGGTAGTATAGGAGGATTTGATCCTAACATATGGTATCAACCTGAACATTATAAATTAGATAAAGAAGAATTAGAAAAGTGGAATAAATTTAATACTAGTGAAGAAGCAATATATTATGAAAACACACATCTTTATGAATCGTTATGTGGTTTAACTGATATGCCTTCTAATAAAGCAAAAAGAATACTTGAAAAAGATAACATATTCCACTCAGGTAAAGAAAAAATAATTGAAGAATTAATTAGTTATTTTGAAGAATTAGAAGAATATGAAAAATGTGCAAAATTAATTAAATTATTAAAATAAACTATGATAAGGATTAAAGTAGGAAAAAAAGAAAATATTGATAAAGCATTAAAACGTTTTAAAAAGAAATTTAGAGATACTAAAGTTGTAAAAGAGTTAAAAGAAAGACAAAAATTTGAAAAAAAATCTGATAAAAGAAGAAATCAAATTCAACAAGCAAAATATAATAATTTAAAAAAATTAGACAATGACAAATAAAAAAGTTGATCCAACTACAAAAAGTTTATTTTCAAACTTAAATTTAAGTGATGCTAGAATGGAAGGGGAAGATAGAGATGCATATAAATTACGTAGAAAGCGTAATAACCATATTATAAAATTATATAAAAGATTCGGTAGAGAGGCATTTCAACAAGCATTTCCTGAAGGTGTTACTGAAACATCAATAGAACAATTAATTGCTGATAGAGAAAAAGCAATTGAAGAAGCTAATAAAAATATAAAAAATGGCTAAAAAAACAAATAATTGTGATTGGTGTAAATATGACACTAGCTGTAATGGTAAAAAAGATAATGATATTATTTCATCATTTATAGCAATGTCCCCACTTATTGAAAATAAAGAAATAAAAATGAAAGAAGCATATGAAAAATATGGGTCTGAATGGTGGGTTGGATTGGAAAAAGACGATCCTAAATTAGCGGATGAATTATCACTTTATGATCAATTAACGTGTACAATAGGTAGAGGTAGTGTTTGTAAAGAATGTTTAGTTAAAGATGATGAATTATACACAAAATATAGAAAAATATCTATTGATGGAAGTGAAGATTCAGATAAAATGGTAAAAATAGTTGCCCCAGAAGAAATTGATAGTGTAGATGGAGCAGCTGAATGGTTTAATGGAATTAAAAATAAAATAAAAAAAGATAATAATGAGTAATAATAATGAAATGTTATCGTTGTATGATTATTTAGGTCATGCAGCTGGTTCTGATTTAGGACAAAAAGTTGCTTATCAAGCAGCAAAAGAAAATATATCACATGGTACAAGATATGTTAAAAACCCTGTTTATGAGGGTGAAGTTTATTTATATCCAAAAAGTTTTTTGGAAAAATATTTTAACAAAGCAAGCTAAAAGGGATAAGTCACTGTGTAAAGTCACGTTGAAAGCGCTATTAATTACCTCTGCACTACACAACTACAGATAATCCGCTGAAGAAGCTCCGTAAGGGGCTTCCGGAGACGAAAGCTAGAAGTTATGGAAAATACAAAAAACATTAAAATAGTCCATATGTTACCATCAGGTACTAGACAATATAGTATGCATGGTTGGGTTGCTATTTTAAATGATGATTGTGTTGGACATATTCATATGGTTTTAGAAGCAAATAGTAGAATAAAATTTTTAGATGCTTGGGTACATGAAGATTATAGAAGAAAAGGTATATTTCGAAAATTATGGGATACAAGGTGGAATTATGTTAATGAGCATTTTAGAGGTTTTACAGCTTATGCTTGGGCTAAACCTATGAGCTTACCGCTATTATTAGAAAAAGGATTTACAGCGGGTGATACTAGCGTTTATGTAGATAAAATTATTTAGAAATGACAAAATATGATTTTAAAAAACGAAGAGCAATTAAATGTGAATTCGTAGAAAAAAGTAAAACAAGTCCGGGTTATTTAAAGTATGAAGTAACCATATGTGAAAAAGATGGAACAATACATAAAGAGCCGGCTTATGGAATTGATATGCAATCTGCAATAGCAAGATTAGTAAATCAAGAAAGGACAATAAAGGTTGAAAAGCAATTAACTAAATATCCATTAATAGCATTTATAGCATGGGCACTTTTAATGAGTTGGCCTATATTAGTAGGTGTAACTTATAATACTCCTCATATGTTATTATATTCATTTGGGGGAATAATTATATTAACTATTTTAGGAGGATTGTGGTCTAATTATATAAACAAAAAGTAAAGGCTTCCGCGGAAAAATTTGGAGAAGCGAGATCCCGTTCGTATATTCATGGCATAATATTAAAAATAAAGGTTATGACAAAAATTAAAAAAACTTATTCTTCAGCTAAAACAATGGAATTAAATGTAAAAACTGTAAAAATGGATGACATGTCATTCAATAAAAGTTTATTTACTCCAATGCGTACTAAAACTAGAGTTGATCAATTCTTTAGTTCTGAAAAAGGTGTAATGCCTGGAACTAATGTTGTAATTACTGGTGATCCAGGAGTTGGTAAAACTACAGTGTTATTAGATATTCTAGCTGACCTACAACAAAATGGTAAAAAATGTTTATTTATATCCGGCGAAATGAATGCCATCGATATGGTTGGTTATGTTAGACGTTATCCTAAATTTGGTCAGTTAGATATCTTATTTATGGGTGATTATAGTGAAGTTAATCCTGATGTTGTTTTAAGAACAGCACTTAAAGAAGGATATGATTGTGTGTTAATTGATTCACTTGCTGAAATTTCGGATGCTTATGTTGATCACTTAGGTGGTACTGGTAAGCAAAATACAAATAGAATTTTGCAGTTACTAGATGAACATAATCAAGGTAATAATGATGGTAAAACAAATACTACATTTTTGATTATTCAACAAGTTACTAAAGGTGGTGTGTTTGTTGGTTCAAACAAAATTAAGCATATGACAACAGCAATGGGTCATTTAAAGTTTGATGAAGGTGGAAGATATTTTCATTTTAGTAAAAACCGAAGAGGTGGAAATGGAAATAAGATTTACTTTTCATTAAATACCCATAATAAAGTTGAGTGGTTAAATGAAGAGCCATTAAATATGGAATAGTAGTTTAATCCTAAAAGCAAGAGCCCCGAAAGGGGTTTTTGCATATAAGTTGGTGTTAATAATAATATTTATTACATTAACAAATAAAAACAAAAAATGATAAAAAGATTTAAAATACCAAGAATAGCAAGATGTAAAAGTGGGTGTTGACGTAAGAAAAAAAAGTCAAAGCTCTTTTCTACATACGCGCATAATTTAATACGTATATACAATGAAGAGAATAATATTTATAGTTGTGATGTTAGTAGCATTTGGCTTGCAAGCGCAGGATGTGAAGTTTGTAAATAGTAAGCGAGCAAGTGATATGGTTATTTATATGGCAGATTTTAGATGGGAGGCAGATAAAGTAGTACATCTAGTAGATCATAAATGGCAGATGGGAGGTGAGAATGTATGGAGGATAGTTAAGAGAAGAGGCAAGAATGTTATAAAAGTATATGTAACAACCAGGAAGTATGAGGCGGATTACATTGTTTTTATGTCGAAGCATAAGTGGGGTTTACGTAGTAGTTGTTCGAAAATGAATTGTTCGTGTAGATGATTGTAAGAGAATTATATAATGAGTGGAAGACAGGTAAGCGTAAGCTCGTTAAGGAGGAAGTGAAGATACAAAAGCCATACAATTACCCTGCTTTTAAGGAAAGAGTATTGTGGATTGAAATGGGTGAAGGATTAGTAGGTAGAGTGGTGGAGATAAATGACGGCGATGGAAGTGAGTATACCAGACAAAAAATGGGGGTCGATGACATTATGTATGAGCATGATAAAGTAATGAAAATAAAATACAATGACGAGAAAAGACAAAACTAATAAACTAGCCCTGAAGGCATTAATGTGGGTTATAATTGGATTAATGGTATTAATAGCGTTAGGTACGTGTATATAAATGTTTAAATAAATTAATTAAAAATGACAAACGATAAGGGTAAATTAATGGAGGAGTTTTTTAAAGACGCTCCTAAAATAACTTTAAGTGAAAATGAGCAAGCGTATTATGCGGAGAGAGTAATGACGGCAAGGGGTGATGATGAAGTAAAGAAGATAATGGAGGAAATAAGTAGTAAGATGCCTGGGTTTAGGGATGAATTAAATAAACATGCTCGAAAATTTGAAAAAAAACATAAATTAGATGAAAAAAACAAAGGAACAAATACTGGAAGAGTTTAGAGAGCGTATAATGACTGCTGATAGTAAAGATGTTATGATGGCTTTATTTGAAGAGATAAAAATTGAATTTCAAAAACACGGAATTGAAGATGAGAAAGCATAGATTTTGGAGAAAGCGTGGCAATCATTTTGGTCATAATGTTAGATGGAGTGATTTACCTGGATATATGAAGTGGGGTATTGTAGGTGGTAATTTAGCGTGGATCTATTGGGTTATATCGGCTATTTTGTGCGTATTTAGTTAGTTGTATGTAAATAACTTCATGATATCATAATTTATATGCGCAAAGTGTGACAAGCACATTACAAATGTGTCAAACAATCATAGGTCCGATGATAGTATATGAAAAACCATATGAGTGGTATGTAGTACAAATCCACTTTGGTGCTAACCCCCTTTCCCCGCGCAACCAACCCTTACGTATACGAACGAGTATATATTGTGAACCGCAGATATCGCGGATTGTTCATAACTTTCGCGCATTTTTTGAAGACTTCCATGGAAAAATTTGGAGAACCGCAAGGGGGGTCGTATATTTATGGCATAAATAATTAAAACAATAAAGGTTATGTTAGATTTAAAAGTATTTGAAAACGGTTATAATGTTAGTGGTTCAGTTATAGCTAAAAGTGAAAAAAATGATTGTATGGTAAGAGCGTGTGCAAACGCATACGGTATAGATTACGATACAGCCCACCAATTCGTTAAACAAAGGTTTAACCGTAAGAATAGATCAGGCGTTAAGAACTCATACGACACACTGAAACAATTGTGCGATGAGATAACAGTATTCAACGTCGCTGATGGCCATCAATTAGATCTATTCACCGACACTCCCCTCCAAACAGAACATGAGTTAAAATACGTCGGATCGGAGCCTAAACGTGGTGGGAAACTTATTAATAGAAAGTATACACATAAAAAAGTTGCTTACACGGTTAAGACATTTATGCAAAAGTATACAAAAGGGACATATATTGTATTAGTAAATAAGCATGCGTTGGTGATAAAGGATGGAGTATTGATTGATAACCCAGGAACTAGGTTTAATGGATATAGAAGGACGGTAGAGAGCGCGTTTAAGGTAATACATAAGGCATAATAACCATTGTTTTTTATTGTGTGTAGGGCCGTTGTGGTGATATAATACCATGGCGGTTCTGCTATCGATGGTTATTCATACCGTGTACATAAAGCCCGATATATAGGTATGTAAATACTCACACGGCAACTCGTTACATATATAAATGGTCATATACGATGCGCTATACGCATGGAGTATCATATACATAATAACTGATATAATATTAATAACATATAATAGTAATTGGGCCGGCGTACGCGCGATATACCATGTACTTACCCACGCGGCGCTACTGTCCATCGACGTGGGTATACCAAAAAAAGGTCTTACCGGTCTTTATAGATCGACTATAGGTATAGAGAATCGATGAGGATATACTTATATCCCCTAATTCATCCCACTTCCCCATATGCCCAATTTTATTGAAAAGCCGAAATCATATATTTATACGACGAACGAAAAATTAACCATAGCAAAAAGTATATACAGATATGCCCTTTACAGCAACATACGATGAATTAAATACACCAAATGGAAAATTAATGGTAGATGCTAAAACAGCAGGTGCTACAGGAAAAATTGAAATCAAAACAGGAACAGTTGGAGACATAACAATGCCTAATGGAGGATACTTAAGTATCGAACAAATACCAGAAAATGCAGATGGTACTTACCCCGACTCACAAGCAAAATTAGATATTACACATATTTTAAGAAATGAATTTGTAGCATCAAAAGCATTAACTTTACCAGATAGTAATGTAACAGCCCCTTCAGCGGGAACAACAGCAGCATTAGCAACTACATCTACAGGAACAGGAACAGGAGCTACTTTATTAATAACATCAGATGGTACTAACATAACCGGAGCAGTAATTTCAGGAGTTGGTTCAGGTGGTTTATATGCAGTTGGTGAAAAAATAATAGTTTCAAAAGCAGCTATGGACGCAGATGGTAGTATTGGTGTTACCGGAGGTGATTTAGTAATAACAATAACATCAGGTGATGTAGTAGGTGATATTAAAGGTAAATGTAATATTCAGCTATCTAATGATGGTAGAAGTATATTAATTCGTGTGAGTGAAAATGTTACAATGAGTGCAGATGATAATTCTTGTATTTTTTTTACATGGGTTAGTGGATTAACAGCAAACACCGCACGAGTTAGAGGAGTAGGTATTAAACAATTCGTCTACACATAAAATTCACCAAAAATTCACAATTGCTTCATATTAATGTCATACGTTACATGTCATAATTAAATATTTATGATCATGGAACGAAGAATAGACATATCTGAATTTTTATACGTAGCAATGCTCGTCATCGTATTTCTCCTCGCACTATAATTTTGCACCTTCCCCACTTTTTCGTATATTTATAGTCAAAACATTTTTATTATGAAAGATTTTTTCACTAATGGTTGGACTACCTTAAAAAGTCTATTAAAACTAGAATGGGCTAATTTTAAAAATTGGAAAGCTTGGACATCTTTAAGAGCTTTATATTTAATATTCGCCGTTGTTTCTTTAGTATGTACATGTTGGTGGGGTTTTATTTACTTCTTAGTTTGTGCATTCTTTAAAGTTGAACCAATATTATGGGCTTGCTCTAAATTAGGATTTTCTAAAACAGACATATAATGCCTTTAACTTTAACATATACAAGTGAATACGGTACTATTACAGATGCTTATCATGTGTTAAAATTTTTTACTATCGTAAGTGGTAGTTCACCAAATTGCACAGTAAGTGGAAGTGCTTGGTTAAATAAAGCAGCATATGATGGTGGTAATCTAGCTTTTGTTAATTATACATTTAAATTTAACGCAACAGAAGGAACACCAGCATCAGGAAAAACACCAGCATCCCCACAACCCGATATTTTTTCACAATCCTACGCAGCTTTAAAAGCAATTAATACTTCTAATTACGATGTTGATGGAAATAATGCAAACCAATTAGTTGACAGCGCAGGAAATGTATTAAAGTTAAACTTTACCTCAGCCGGCTCAACCAAATATTAAACTATGATTAAACTAACAGACATATTAGAAAGGATAGGATTTAGCGGACCAGACTACAACGATGAAGTCGGTAAAGCATTATCTGACATTAATGAATTAATTCAAACTAAATCACTATCATCTAACGATCCTATGGTTCAAGAAATAGCTAATAAATTAGACGACGTAGCTAACATGGTTTCTAACTTACCTGAAAAAGAACGTCGTAAAATTGGTTTTAGAGAAGGTGCTAAATCATTAGCAAAAAAGTGGGTTAAAAACAACGCTAGCAAAGCTAATCCCTTCAACTGAAAATGTCTCACAAAGTCTTCATTCGTCATACTTACATCTATAAATGTTCGGATGATGAATGTAGCGGTGAGTGGAAGATAAATGAAGCATTAAACATAGAACGTTTGTCTTGCCCCCATTGTGGTAAACACGATACCGTTAATTATGTTATGGTTGACCAACGAGAAAAATACCAAAGACGATGGGAGTAGTATATACGTATCTAAAAATGAATGATTGTAGAAGAGAGCCTTCTGAAGAAGACGCTTGGGATAATTGGTATCCCGATCAATCTATTTAATATACAAAAACTATGAATATAAAAATGACTCAAAATTTAGAAGATTTAACTGACGCTGAAAAGGAAGAATTAGAGGAAATAATAAATAAAGAATTAAAAAAATTAATTCCATAAAAATAAATACTTAATTTGGTATTGTGGTTTTTCTTTTTTATCTTAAGGTTAACGGAGTGTCATAGGGAGTGTAGGTAAGTTCCGGATTAATGAAGCACGCAAGAGAGTAGGATTTCTTGTGTCCTACCTAACCCTTAAAGTTTGAGTACTTAAAACTGATTACCGACCAAGATTATTAAATTCTCACAACCTTAATAGGAGATCTTGGTGACAAAAATATTTTAAAGACTTCTACAATATAATTTGGCTACCCCGGAAATCTTTCGTATATTCATGGTATATTTAAAAAAATTAAGGTTATGAAAGAACTTATATTAAAAATCGAAGTCCCAGTATATTTAATACTATTTGGTATTATTAGTTTTTATGAAGGACATACTTTATTAGGTATTGTCTTAACAGCATTATCCGCTATGCGTTATGGGATTAATAATATGAAATAAATTTCCTGTGTAGTATAATTTGGCTACCCCGGAGATCTTTCGTATATTCATGGTATAATTAAAATAAATAAAAGTTATGATAAATAAACAAGAAATTAAAGTTGCAAAAGAAATGCCTAAAGGTTATATAAGAAGAGTGGCACCTTCAGTATTCTCTACTAAACCCTCAAATGAAGTTTCAAAACATTACACACATATTCCTACTGAACGTGTTATTGATGATATGAAATTACTAGGTTGGAAAGTTATTGATGCTAAAGAAGTTAAAGCTCGTAAAAATTCAACTAAAGGTTATCAAAAACATTTATTAACATTTAGAAATGATGATATTGTTATAAATGGTGATGATGGTGATACAGTTTATCCACAAATTTTATTAACTAATTCTCATGATGGTAAAAATGCATTTACTTTTACTGCAGGTTTATTTAGATTAATATGTGAAAATGGATTAGTAATAGCAGATCAAAAGTTTAATGACTTTAAAATGCGTCATATGGGTTATAGTTTTGAGGAATTACAAGATATGATTAAAGATATGGTAGAGCAATTACCTTTAACTGTAGAAAGTATGAATGCAATGAAAGCTATTGAATTAGGTCAAAATGAAATACTTAAATTTGCTAATGAAGCTTTAGAATGTAGGTTTACTAAAGAAGAGAGAAATAGAATTCATGTAGATATTGATAAATTAGTTAAACCTGTTAGGAAAGAAGATTCAGGAAATGATCTTTGGAGTGTATTTAATTTAATTCAAGAAAAAATGATTGATGGAGATTTCGAATACCATGCAGGTGGTAAATTAAGAAAAGCTCGTGAAATTAAAAATTTCAAACAAAATATGAAGGTTAATAAAGATTTATATGAATTAGCTTTAGAGTATGCCTCATAAAAGTGGTCTATCATGTGTTCATCCGCGTTGATGATGTAAATCTCTTCTGAAACCAGCCATAGCCCGTAAGGGCTTTTGGTGGCGAATATAATAAAATAAAGGTTATGAGTAGGTTTACAATAACAAGACATAAAGGATTTAGATTAGTATTTAACAATGGATTTGCAATATCAGTTCAATGGGGAGATGGGAATTACTGCACTAGAAGAAATGATGGAGAGTTAAACCCAGACTTTGTATCTCCTAAAGAATCAGATTTTTGGACATCAGACAGCGCTGAAGTTGCTGTTTTTGATAAAAAAGGTAAAATGATGTCATTAGGAGAAGATACAGTTGCTGGATGGTTGTCTTCAGATCAAGTAGCTAATTTAATAGCTATAGTATCCTTTGCTAAAACTAAAAGAGAATTAAATAAAAGAATTAAAGCACTTAAATTATGACAAAATTTGAACGAGAATATTATGCTGATATTAAAAAAATTAGCGAATCATTAGAAACAATAGCTCACTCATTAGAAGTATTAGCTGAAATAAGAATTGAAGACATTGCTAGAAATCACACTGAATTAAGTGATGAAGATGATGAATTATTTAATGATGAAGAATCTTATATACCATTTCCAAATGTTGGAGACAATAAATAAATCGATATATACTAATATATAAACATTATATTAAATTAAAAAATAAAATATATAGATTGATATGAAAGATGAAGAAAACACTAATAGACAATTAGAAGGAATTAGTAATATATTAGAAGAATGTGATAATTATAGTTTAACTCCTGAAGTAGTCTATTTTGCTTTAAAAGAAATGCAAATGAATCCTACTATGTCTCCTTTATTAGCTATGGAAATAGCTTCAGAGGATTGGGATGTAATTTAAATGTGGAAATGCAATAAATCTTTATTATATTTATAAATGACCGCTAGTACTTGTATTAGCTGCTTGTTTGGACCCGGGTTCGATTCCCGGCATCTCCACTAAAAAATATTTACGATATGGGGATGATCGGATTTGACAGCAAGTAAGGGTATAAGGAAGGTCAATGCAACAACTGGCAAACAAGTTGAATTAGCGAAAGTTAATGTTGAAGACATTCTTTCTTATATTACGGATCTAGCAATGGATGCGGAATATGTTGAAGAACCAGCATTAATGGCTGCCTAAGTAAGGTAGTCTAGCAAACGGGTTTAATAGGGCATACTCGTAAAAGCCCGGTGGATGGTTGGTATTTTTTTTAATTTAAAAGTTACGTAAAATGAAAAAGTCAAAACCTATTACTTTAGAAGAATCAAATCAAATGTGGGATGAATGGTGGAACAGTTTAACTGATGAACAGAAGCAAAAGTTAGTTGAAGAGCAAGAAGCTATTGAAAAAGATAGAAATCTAAATAATAATTAATATATTTATTTCCATCATCATAAACTAAATAATATGTCAGTAGAAGATTTTTGGTGGGATACCCACAATGAAATTAAAAAACTTGGTATACAAAGAAAATTTGACAAACAATTGGAAAAAATGAGAAACCAAGAAAAACATCAATATAAAGACACAAGACAAATGTGGGAGTATGCCTTAAATAAAGTAAAAGGTAACCTATAATAATCAAAAATTTTCACCTATACCATATGTATAATCGTATGGTAAACGCTGATCACATATTTTCATTATTTGGGTCTGGAGATGATCTTGATGGTAATCCTGTTGAAAAATCTTATTTAAATTTTAAGCAAACCCCTTTATATTGGGTGGGGATGTTTAAAAAAACAGTATTAAATCACATAAATTTTAATAAAAAAATTGTTAAATTTTTACAAAAATCAAATCAAGAATTAACAATACATGAAATACAAGAAGCTGGTGAGGATGTTATTTACTATAAAGCTTGGGCCTATATTAAAAAAATTGATTTAAGTGAAAAATCTCATTTATTAGCTATAGATCATTATTCTGATGAGTTTTTAGATACTGCTTTAAAAATGGGTATTTCATTTTTTGAAGAAAAAGAAGAATATGAAAAATGTGCCCATTTAAAAAGAATTCTTGATTACTTTTCAGTTTAATTTGGATGTGCAAAGTAATATATGTACATTCATGATACGGGGTTTTTGAAAAATTAGAAATAGAGAGGAAATAAGGGGGAAGGGGAATAAATAAATAAAATATTATGTTAAGAAGAGAAGTATTAAATAGAGAAATAGAAAAAATAGAAAGTAGATTAAAAGTTTTAGAAACATCTATAGGCCGCCCAGGCATAACAGCAAATGATTTTAGAAAAGAAATACAAAATATATCAGATAAAATCGAAAATCTAAAATCAATAATAGCTAGAGAAAGATTCTCAGCAGATGAAATTAATCCACTTAGATAAAATAAAAAATAAAAGTTATGAAATTATCAGCAGAGCAAATTCAATCAAATTGGGATATCTTTATAAGTAATATAAACACACATATTACAGGAGATAGAAAAGAAAAATTATTAAATTTTTATAATAAATTCTCAGAACGTTTAATATTAATGCCCGCAGCCCATAAGAAAGAATACCATAATGCATTTCCAGGTGGGTATGTAGATCATGTTAATAGAGTAGTTCGTTGTGCCCTTAAACAATATGAATTATGGAAAAGTGAAGGAGTAGATATTACTACTTTTACAATTGAAGAACTTATATTTTCTGCTATTAATCATGATTTAGGTAAAATGGGAGATGAAGAACAAGATTCTTATATACCACAAACTGATAAATGGAGAAAAGATAAATTAGGAGAAGATTATATGTTTAATAATAAAGTCCCATTCGCCTCAGTTCCAGATAGAGGTTTATTTTTATTACAATCACATAATATTAAATATACTTTTAATGAAATGTTAGCTATTCAAACACATGATGGTTTATATGATCCCGCTAATGAAAAGTATTTAAAAGGATGGATGCCTGAGCAAAAACCAAGAACTGCTTTACCATTTATTTTACATCAAGCTGACATGATGGCTGCAAGAATAGAATTTGAAAAAGAATGGTTACCTAAGTTTTCTAGAAGTAACTTGGATGCCCCAAAGAAAAATTTTACATTGGGGGCAAAACCAACATCTACTAAGTCTAAAGCATTAGGGAGTATAAAAAGCAAAGGTTTAAAAAACATGTTAGATAATTTATAATGGAAATAATAGTCATATCTTTTTTAATAATTATAGTTGCAATCTTAGGATTTACAACTTTAAATTTATTACGTAAAAATGAAAAGCAAGAAGATATTCTTGTAGAATATATGAAATATTTAGATAAAATATCTAAAGTTATAGAAATATCAGATAAAAGACTCAAAAAATTAGATGCATTAGGTCGATTTGAAGCTGATGATGAAGTTGGTTTTTTCTTTAAAGGAGTAAAACAAATCCAAGAAATTCTCAACGAATTCAAGGTAAGAAAAATTGACTAATGGATAATGTAATAAAAAAAGCACAAAAAAAACGACAAAAAAGGAATTATTTTACACAAGAAACAGAAGATGCTATAGTATTATATAACAAAACTAAATCATCTAAAAAAAGAAGTAAAATATATCAAGATAAAATTCATTTTGCCTTTTTTAAACTCACCCAAAATATAATACATACTTTTAAATTTTATTATACAGATAATATTCAAAATCTAGAAGATTTACAACATGAAATAATGGTATTTCTTTTAGATAAAATTCACTTATTTGACCCAGCTAAAGGAGCTAAAGCTTATTCATATTTTGGAACTATAGTAAAAAGATGGCTTATAGCTTACAATCAAAAATATTATAAGAAAAAAATAGATAAAGTATCTGTAGATGATATTAACAATTATCAAAATTTAGATAAAAATAATCCTTGGTTTATAGAATCTCAAAAATTAGAAAAAAGTAGTGAAATTTTTGTTGAAAATATAAATGGTTTTGAAGGAAGTGAATTATCTAAAAAAGGATTTAAAGAAGGAGATAGATTATCATATTTTATTGATTGTTTTGTTAAATATATAACAGATAACATTTATAACATATTTCCTAAAGAATATGATGCCCAAATAGCAGATTGTATATTAGAATTATTTAGAAAAAGAGAAGCAATAGATGTTTTTAATAAAAAAGCATTATACATCTACATTAGAGAAATGATTGATGTAAAAACTCCTAAAATAACAAAAATAGCTAATAAATTACATACTATATATAAAGAAAAATATATTTTTTTCCAAGAATATGGTTATTTTCCTTCTTAAGAATTTAGATTCTTAATATTTATAAATAAAAACAATGGGACAATTAGATTCAATAGTATTTGGAAATAAAAGATTTTCGGATCTTTTAAATGAAATATACGATAATCAAACACAAAAGAAACAACAAATCTCAGCTTTAATTTCAGAATTAAAACCATTAATTCAAGAAATTGGTGATGCTACTTTAATAGTTCCTTTAATAAAAGAATATTTAGAAATAAGTGTTAAAAATGATGAACAGTTAATTAAAATGGCAACTATTGTACAAAGAGCATTACAATCTGTTAATGAGGATGGGGAATTAGGAATATCAGAAGAGGAAAAACAGGAATTATTAGATGAAATGGAAAGATTAGAAAAAATAGCTAGAAAAGAAAAAAATGATGAATAATGCCTAAAAATAAAAAATTTGGGGCTCCTGCAAGAAAAGGATTAAACCTTGGAGGAATGCAGGGTTTAATAAGGTCTGGAAGAGTTAAATTTGTTTTATTAAATAATAAAGAAAATGAAGATGTTTTTAAAACTAATGGAGAATGGTCTGGATTAGGGGGTATATTATATGAAGATATAGGTCAACCTACTCCTGAGGGAGGATTACCTTCTAATTTTGCAAAACCATTATTTCCTAATATAAAAATCCCACCAGTTTTAAATGAACTTGTTTATATAATAGATTTACCAACACCTGGAGTTCAAGAAGATATAAACGCTGTAACACATTATTATTTCCAACCAATTAATATGTGGAACAGTGTACACCACAACGCGGTTCCAGATACAGTAATATCAGAGGATGATCCAACAGATGATTATGATAAGACAGAATCAGGATTTGTTAGAAAAGTAACTGATGGTGCTACTGATATTGATTTAGGAAAAACTTTTAATGAAAAAATAGATACTAGAAATCTTCAATTATATGAAGGAGATATAGTATTACAAGGAAGATGGGGTCAGAGTTTAAGATTTGGAAGTACAGTAGCAAATGGTACTCCTACTAATTTATGGTCGTCGACTGGAGAAAATGGTGAACCAATTACAATAATTAGAAACCAACAATATAAAGATTCTTCTATCCCAACATGGGAAACTCAATTAGAAGATATAAATAAAGATAAATCATCAGTTTATTTAACTTCAACACAAAGAATACCACTTAGAGCTAGATCAAATTATGAATCATATACTGCTGGATTTGGGGAAACACCATCATCCCCATCATCTTACAGAGGTTCTCAAATAATATTAAACTCAGGAAGATTAATGTTTAACGCTAAATCAGATCATATTTTATTAGCTACAGGAAGAACTATTAGTTTTAATGCTGGTAAAGGATTTAATTTTGATACTACTGCTAATTTTGTAGTAAAAGTAGGAACTCAAATAAATTTAGGGGATAGAGCAGATAACGGAGCAGATGAACCTATAATATTAGGTAATAAATTTCTAAAACAATTTAAAACATTGTTAACAAAATTAAATAGTCTATGTACAGCATTACCTTCAGTAGGAACACCAGCACCGGGTGTACCAAATGTAGCAGTAGCTGCACAAGCCACATTTTTATCAGTACATATTCAACAAATGATGATAGAAATAGAAAATTATAAATCAAAAACAACATTTACTAAATAATGGCTTTAGATAAAATTATAAATTCGAAAGTTGTTTCTAATGTTAAAAAATTAGCTCAAAATGAAAAAGTTGTAGAAATTCTTAAAGAGCAATTTGTTACTAAATTAGGCATCCCTAAATGTCCAATGAAGCCTGAATTATTAAGAATAAATAATACTAAAAATCAACTAGTAAATTCAATTGGTAGAGTATTAGAACAAGTAAATAAATTAGATAAATTTGCAACTGATACTGAAAAAATGATTAGTAATATTAGGAATGTTGTTAAAACCATAAAAGCAATTCCAATTCCAACATCTGTTCCTCCTGGGGTTGGTATACCTGTTAATGTTATTACAACTTTAGCTGATGTTTTAGATTTTATAGGAAAAATGTTAGACAAAGGAAAAGGAGCAGTAGAGTCAGTTAAACCCGCTATAAAAGTTATACAAGATACATTAAATAAATTTATAGAAGATTTAAATAAATTAGATGGACTTATAGGTAATTGTTTAATAGAGGAAGTTAAAAGAAGTATGGAATGGGATCCTAATACTGATTATGTTCCTGGGAATAAAGTATCAAGAACTTTATTTTGTAAATCATTAGTAGCATCTACAGCATCTCCATTAACATCCGATGAGTGGGAAGTAGTACCGGGCCCGGGTGTTCCATTAGAAGAAGATACTACCCCTGAATGGGAATTTGGTCAAGAATATCCTGAACTTTCTATAGTAAAATATGTAACTTATTACACATCTTTATCAGATAATATAACAAAAATACCAGAAGATACTATATCAGTAGATTGGGATGGAGAATTACCTAGTGTAGCATTAGCAGAAGCAGGGGCGCAAATGGAAGAAGAAATTAATTTTGAAGCAACAAAAGTAGGAGATTCTTCTGATGTTGAAGAAAATGTTCAAACAGAAGTAGATTTAGAAACAGCCTTAACAACCCCACCTGGACTTTATTATGCTCCTTATTATTTGTTATTAGAATATGATCCTGAACAAGAAATAATTCCACGAAGAAGAATAGTAGCAACTCATGAAGATGATGAAGATGATAAATTAATAAATGACTTTTCATTTAGTGCAACAACCCAGGTTTTATTTAATGAAATGAAATTTAGAATAGATACATTAGGTTCTAATTTTGATCTTTCAATAATAGGAGAAATACCATCATTTGATGAAAAAGAAGCATCAAGAGATTCAATTACACCTATAGTAAAAGCAAAATATCCATCATGGACACCAGAAGAAATAAATGAATTATTTGACAAAGCATGGAAAGTAACAACTGAAAGAGGTCCTGGTGATAGTTGGTATGATAATCTTGCTGATGCTGCATATGAAAATATGACAGACATTATAACTGAAGCTATGGATGCTTATGTTTGGTTATTTAGAACAGAAAGAATTAATTTAGTTGCTACTACTATGAGAAGATTTAATGTTAGTGAAGAAGATGCTAAATATATGAATGACTTAGTTGATAGTTTTGGAAATATAGATACAGGTGGTTCTATAAATTCAACATCTCATGAAGTAGTTATTGATAATTGGAAAGGAATTCCATTTTGGTCTGGTCAAACTAGTGGAGGAGTTAATGTACCTACTTACAGAGTTATATCATTACAAGGAACAAACAATCAATATGGTATTACTAACGATAGTGTTAGATACAATGCTCAATATGGAGAAAATAATAGATACATACAGGATGGAAATAATAAAGTAAATTTTAGACGTCAAGCATTAATAGAATTAGGATTATTACTTCGTCTAGA